GCTCCAGCCGTCGTCCCCCACGTGGTGGTCGTGGCAGTGGACCGTGGCGTCGTACTTGTAGCGGTAGGGGAAGACCTCCTCCGCGGTCTTGCCCAGCTTCTGGAGGAAGTCGTCGTCGTCCTGGGCGGTGATCCCGCCGGCCGGCAGGAAGAGGACGGTGCCCCAGTGCTCGCCGCTGTCCTTCTCCCCGATGTCGAGGATGGCGTAGTACTCGCTCCCGTCCGCGAGGCGGACGCGGCCGTTCACGGCCACGATGCCCGACTCGCCCTTGTCGTGAGGGTAGCGGTCCCTGCCGCCCGCCGTGAAGGTGTGGGTGCGGCCCCGCCCGTAGCGGATCGTGACCTTGTTGCCCATGCTCCTCGCCATGGTGTCGGAGATCGGGTTCCCGTCGGCGGGGGCCATCCTCTCGCCCTCCACCTCGACCTCGATGCGGTCGGGCTTCGGGACGTTCGACATCCTCAGCACGGCGGGGCTGACGTTCCACCACTGGTCGGAGGACTGGTCGTCCGTCTGGACGCTGACCGTCTTGCGGTTCACCTTCAGGACGCTCCCCACGAGGAGCCGTCCGCCGCGGGCGGTGAACTCCACCCTGTCGCCGGGGCGGAACCGGTTCATCGTGGCGTTGCGCTCGGCCTCGCGGGCCGCCCTCGCCTCGCCCTCCATGTCCATGGCGGCGAGGACGTGGTCGGGGATCGCCTCGGGGGGGACCGCCTCGGTGCGGGTCCCGGGCTTCATCGACCACTGGGTCCCCACGGGGTGGCGCCCGTCGCTCTCCAGCTGGGCGACCTTCAGCCTCGTGCGGCCGTGGCCGACCACCTTCACGTGGACGGTCTTTCCGCGGCTCGCCCTCATCTTCAGGACGTCGCCGACGTTGAAGTCGTAGATCGATTTCCTCTGCTGTGTCGTTGCTGCCATCGGATTGCCCTCCTTGTTGGCCATCACCCTGACTATAACAAGGGGGGCGTTTTTGTCAAGCGGTGGGCTTCGTCTTGGACTTCACGATCTCGCGCCACAGGCGGTTGTAGAGGGAGACCTCGTCCTTGAGCTCGCACTCCCACACCACGACGACCCTGAAGCCCCGCTCCTCGAGGGCCAGCCCGTCGCGCTCGTCCCTGGCCCTGGTGCGCCTGAACTTGGCCTCCCAGGCCCCGTGGTTCTTCGAGGCCGGGACCCTCGCGTGGGGGCACCCCTCGTGGTGGTGCCAGAAGCACCCGTGGACGAACAGGGCCCACCGGTCCTTCTTGTTGGCCACGTCCGGGGTCCCGGGGAGGGAGAGGACGTGCTTGCGGTAGCGGACGCCCATCATCCTGAGGAGCTTCCTGACGCGCAGCTCGGGGACCGTGTCCCTGACCTTCACCTTCCTCATCCTCTCGGTGATAGCAGGGTCGTCGGGCGTCTGGAAGGCCACGGCGCCCATGGTCAGTAGTTGTAGTAGCCGCGGTTGAAGCGGGGGAGCTTCACCTTGGGACCGTACTCGCGGGTCACGTAGTTCGCCCCGCCGCCGGCCTCGCGGTTTTCCTGGTTGTACTCGTCGTTGCCCACGATCTTGCCGCCCGACCCGCGGGCCCACTTGATCCTGTCGAGGGCCGCGAACAGCCTCTTGGCGAACCAGTGCTGGTGGGCGTGGTCGCGGGCGTGGTTGTTCTCGTGGACGGTCCACTTCAGGGTGCGCGTCTTGTTGGTGAAGACGATGGTGGCGTCCTCGATGTGGATGGTCGCGTCCTTGCTGGTGGCGACCGTCTTGAGGTCCTTCTTGCGCGGGGCGTGGAGCTTCATGGTCGGCTCACGCTTCTCGTTGTCCCACCCGCTGTCGACCAGGAGGTCCCTGACGCGGTCGGCCCTCTCGTAGTCCTCCCTGAAGGTGTGCTCGAGGGACTTGCGGACGGCCTCGGCGCGGGCGCGGTGGCCCCTCTTGCCCTTGACCGCCGCCTTCACGATGGGGTAGGCCCGCTTCGCGTCCTCGAACAGGGTCTGCTGGTAGCGGTTCCAGTCCTTGAGCAGCTCGATCCTGAACCTGGCCCACTCCTTGGCGGGGATGACGATCTTGCCGGATTCCCATTCGCTGCACGACATGACTAGCCCTCCCTTTCGGCTTCGGCCTTGAGGATCGCCCTGACGGACTCCTCGCTGATGAACTCGACCTCGACACCGATCACGCGCTCGCCCCAGAACGGGAGCCTCGCCCGCTTCTCCGTGACGGTGTAGACGCCGTCGCCGAGGCCCGGGGTGATCTCGTACGTGTCGCTGTACCCGTCGAACTCGTCCTCGCTGGGGTCGAAGTCGCCCATGACCCAGCGGCCGCACTCGACCACGATGTTCTTGGTGTCCTTCTTGATGATCTCCAGGTCGCCCTCGACCGTGATGGGGACCTCGACGTCCCACAGGACCTGCATCGCCTTGTCGAAGCCGAGGATCGCGGCCTCGAGGGAGGTCATGCACGCCTTGGCCTCCTCCCTCTCGTCCTTGGGCCTCGACTCGTCGTAGTAGATCTCCTCCTGCCCTCGGAGGCGCTCCTCCATGTCGAGGCGCTTCTCGCCGGCCCTGTGCTCCAGTGCTTGCTTGTACTTCTCGGTGAGTGTCATCGGATTGCCCTCCTTGATGTCTACAACAACTATAACATAGCCGTCGTTTTTGTCAAGGGGGAAAGTGAGGGCTGGAAGGGGGCCAAAAGGCTGGGGAAAAGCCCGGCCGTCGCTCGCGACTCACCCTGCGACGCTCGGCGCCTGCCATGGACCTATCCGCGGTGCCCATGGCCTTCACCACCCCTTGCTTTCCATCGCGATTCTGGGTGGACCGGGCACCCGCAACATAACAGGTGGATTGTTTTTGTCAAGGGCGACAGAGTGCAACCGATTGCATTGATCTGGACCGCGTGGTACAAGGGGATCGTGTAGCACCAGGAGGACAGCATGAACGCGAATCCGCGTCCGAAGTTCAAGCTCAGGCCAGGACTCAGGAAGACCAACGTGGACATCGTCCGCGACGGCAAGACCCTCACCGAGACGCTCGTGCCCGGGGGGGTCTACGAGGGCGACGAGTACCACAGGTGGGTGCCCAGGATCCTCGTGCCCATCGACTCGACGGTGAAGGTCGAGAACCTGAAGGTCCCGGAGCCGCCACCGCACCGCAGGGGACTGCGGAGGATGCGGCGCACGCTCGCGCCCGAGCAGAAGCCCGGCATGGCCATGAAGGCCACCATGGAGAAGAAGCACGTCACGAGGCGCCCGCGGCCAGCGGACGTCGCCCCGAAGCCGCCGCCCAAGAAGGAGGCGCCGAAGCCCGAGGAGAAGAAGGCTGAGGCTCCCGACCCGAAGGCGGCGGAGAAGGCGCGGCTCGAGGCCATCTACGAGAAGATCGGCGACATGAAGAAGCCCGACCTCGCGGCCCTCATCAAGAAGGAGGGGTGGGAGGAGCACGTCGGGAGCCGCGACACGGTGCCGACGATCAAGAAGAAGCTCAAGACCCTGATCACGAAGACGATCAAGGCCCTGTAGCTCGATGGGGGCAAACCCCATAGGGTGGAGCAGCTTCGACGAGCTGCTCACCGACGCCCTCGCCATGCTCGGCGAGGGGAGGCTGAAGCTGGCCCTCACCGACGAGCAGAAGACAGCCATCCTGCGCCGCGTCCTCGCGTGGTACGGGACCTACCTGATGCCGAAGAGGCTCCACTGGCCAGACACGACCGGCAACGGCGTCTACATCATGCCGGACGACTGCGACTTCCCCATCGAGCTCATCAGCACGCCGGCCTCGGAGGAGCTGTTCGAGATCTACGGCGGCGGGACCGGCTACTCGATCCTCTACGACCCGCTCCCCATCGCCGTCTTCAGGGGCGACTACTCGTACGTCCTCCAGATCCTCCAGGACGTGGAGATGGGCAAGCGGATCCTGTCCGCCGACGTCTCGTGGGACTACGAGAGGTCCACCAGGAAGCTCAGGGTCTACCCCGCCGGTCGCAACCACCCGTGGAGGATCGCCGTGGTCTACCTCTCGAACGTCCTCGACTTCAAGGACGTCGACATCCAGGACCAGGACCTCATCTTCAAGAGGATGCAGGCCGAGGCGAAGCTCACCGTCGGTCTGATGCGTCGCAAGTACTCCGAGTGGCCAGGACCGGGGGATTCTGTTACGATGGACGGTGACGCGCTGGTGAGCGAGGCGGGCGAGGAGAAGCGCGAGCTCGACGAGGAGATCCTGGCCAAGTCGAGGCCCGCCGGATTCATTGTGGGGTAGCATGAAGTCGCACGTCTGGAACCTCTGGGGCCGCAAGTTCGTGGTGGACGGCACTGCCACCCCGAGCGGCCGCGGGATCCAGGTCGGGGAGATGGAGTACACCGTTCACCTCCAGGAGGACGGGAAGTGGGTCCCAGTGCGCGATGACCTCGCGGTGGGAGTCCTACTGTCCTTCCTCAGGAGGTTCGACCCCAAGGGCAAGGAGAGGCTCCTCGAGGACCGCGTGCCCCAGATCGTGCGCGACGGGATGGCCCGCATGTCGAGCCAGTTCGGAAGGACCAGGGAGGCGGAGGCCGACTCGTACGCCGTGTGCGCCATGTGCGCCCAGGAAGTCGGGCTCGTCGAGGCCGGCAGCCTGAAGGAGGCGTCGTGAGCGGTTCTGGCGGCCAGTCGGGGATGTTCGACGACGCGCTGGAGCTCGAGTACTTCGACTCCGTCGCCGAGGACCTCATCTACGGGGTGGACATGCCGGCGCTCCTCTACAAGAAGCGGCTCGGCGCCGACGTGGACCCCATCCACGGGGACTTCAACCGCGAGCTCTACAAGGGCCCGTACGAGATCAAGGCCAACGCCACCGAGTCGTTCGCCAAGACGCTCACCGTGGACGCGGACGCTGGCCTCGAGGCGACGCGAGAGTCGGAGATCTGGGTGTCCCGGAAGGAGTGCGAGCGCGTCGGGTTCGGACGCATCGAGACCGGCGACGTCATCGCCTTCCTACTTGAAAGACTCCCGTCGGGGTACTACTTTTTCGTCCAGAACGCCCACGACGAGGGGCGCCTCCCTCAGGGGAGGGCCTTCATCATGTGGAGGCTGGAGATACGGTACATCAGCAAGTTCGACCCCGAGGACCTCGTGGACAAGGGGGAGGACGAGCCGTGCGTCGTGAGGCACGGCAGGAGGATAGACTGATGAGCGGACTCGACAGGCCGGGGCGCTTCGATCCCCCGAACAACTGGGACGCGATCACGTGGCTGTTCAGGGACCTGCTCCCGCAGGCCTACGAGCCGATCATGGCCGAGACGGTGGCGGTCGGTGACCACGTGGCCGTCACGCCCAGGCCCCAGGAGGGCGCGAGGGCTGGCCGCGAGCAGGACCTCTCGCCGGTGTGCGTGGGCGTCGTCACGGAGGTCAACTTCGCGGAGAAGGGGACCCAGAACCAGGACCAGAACAGCTGGACCATCAAGGTCAGGGACCTGAGGCCCGACAACTCCACGGTGGAGAGCGAGTACACCACCGACCGCTACGACTTCTACAAGCTCGAGGAGTGATGCCCGACGAGAAGCACATCGCGGACAGGCTCGGCCCCGACTTCGGGGTCGCGACCCGGGCCGCGTCCATCAGCGACAGCATGGTGAAGATGGCACGCGAGAAGGGTGTCAGCTACATCTGCGCGAACTGCGTCAAGTTCTGGTGGGGGATCGAGCGGGGCCACGCCCAGTGCCAGGCCCTCTTCCAGCGTACGAAGTGCGGCGGACCCATGTCCGAGCTCGCGTTCCCCGAGTACAGGGGCCTGATCCCACGGGACAAGTTCCCGACCATCTGCTTCGTGTGCGGGGCCGACGCCGACTCCGCCGTCCACATCCACGGTGTCGACGAGGTGCTGGGGGTGTGCGACAAGCACGAGGAGTTCACCCGCAACATGCGGCCACGCCGCCCAGACGAGCCACTGAAAATCGTGAAGGCCACGGAGGTTCCATCATGACGGAGAAGACGAAGACCCAAGAGGCGATCGACGCCCTTCGGGGCGAGCTGTCCACGGAGATGGAGGCGGCGAGGAGTCCGCTCGAGAATCTCACGAGCGAGGAGAAGGACATCGCCGAGGCCATGGCGAAGGCCTACGAGAAGCTGGGGATCCGAGGCCTCGACAGGCTGATGGCCATGGGGGCCCTCGACAAGGACGAGGTGTTCGTGGCCCCGAAGCAGGTGGCCGTGAACCCCCTCGACCCGTCGGGCCCCGAGTGGGCCTGGGGGGTGAAGGCGTGGAAGGACGCCCGCGACGAGGTCATCAAGAGGGGCGACGCCTGGGTCACCACCAGGAAGGGCATGGGACCCAACTACGGGGCCATCTACTCCCTCTGGAAGGACGAGTTCGAGCGCGAGTTCGGCTTCCGCCCGACCAGGACCAAGGAGAAGTCGATGACCAAGGCCATCGAGGACGCCATGCGGAAGGCCGTGAAGCAGGTCGTCAAGGTCATCGGCACCATCTCCCCCGAGGAGATGGAGAAGGCCCGGGCGGAGAAGTAGCCTGGCCCTCGACCTCAAGATCACGCCCGACAAGGCCAACAAGCAGGCCAAGAAGCTCCTCTCCGACATCGAACGCAACGCCCAGCGGGCGGCGAACGTCGTGGCCCACGACACGGCCGAACGCTACAAGCTGGCCGTCGAGGATGGCCTGAAGGACGCCGGCACGCGCTTCGACGTCATCAGGAAGTCCCTGAGGCTGGTGCGCCACGAGAGGGGCGAGGAGGACGTGTACGCGGTCCTGGCCGACGTCAGGCGCGTGGACGAGGCCGAGGTGGACAAGGAGCTCACGGTCGTCACCGTGGTCCCCAAGATGGACGAGGAGTGGCTCCTGCTGCTCGAGGGGACGTCCCCGTGGCCGTTCACGATGCTCCCGGTGAGGCCGGAGAGGTGGCAGGCGGAGCTCGTGGCGAAGAAGGTCCGGGAGGACGAGATGGAGCGGCTCCGCGAGGAGAAGGCCCCCATTCTCCAAAAGGTCTTGTCCATGCTGAGGTCGTATGGTATAGATCCGACAATAGACACCACAGAGGTCGAAGTTGAAATAGTAGTCGACACCAACTGGGAAGCCGTCAGAGCAGAGCACGGGTTGGACGGTTTCCGCCGAGTCCCCGTCTGGCAACCCGCTCTCAGGCATGTGATTAGGGATCGTAGGCGGACCGTCGAGGTCATGGAGAGGGCGTTGCTCAGACCGCCAGCCACACCAACCGACGCCGAGGCGACCACGAGGCACGTGGCGGCCCTTAGCGACTTCCAAGACAGAATAAAGGTCTAACGGAGGAAGGTCATGGACAGAGGGAAGATCTCCACCATGTTCAACAAGTTCCTTCTCGGGCTCCTCGCGGACGAGGTGGCCGAGGCGGACGAGATCGCCGAGGACCTGGCGGCGGATCCCCCCGCCTCCGAGCTCATCGAGGAGCCGGAGGACGGGTGGCCGAACAAGTACGACGAGTACATGTTCGGGATGACCAACGAGGTCATCGACGCCTACGGCCTCGACCAGGAGTCGGCGACGGAGCTCGTGCTGGGCACCGCATCCGCCCTCGCCGAGAAGAAGTGCCTCCCCGCCCTCCCGAAGGCCGGCGAGGAGGTCAGCGAGGAGGACCTCCAGAAGTGGGTCGCCACCGCCGAGTCCGTCGGTCTCCAGAGGATCGTCATGACCGTGGCGGACGCGGTCATGAGGGAGGCGGTCGAGGCCGTCGCCAAGGAGCCCGACGAGGACGAGGTCGAGGAGTAGCGTGGTCGACGGATCCGTCAGGATCCCGATTGCGCCCATCTACCTCGAGCACTTCGACGAAGGGATCATCCGGGCGCTGGGAGGAGTCCTCGAGTCGTTCGTTCTGGGCGGCGAGGAGGCGCAGTTCTACGCCGTGGCGATCCCGGGCCTCTGCGGACCGTGGCCCGACGAGTACCTCGGCCGCACGCCCATCTTCTTCGGAAAAAGCCCGCTCCACCCCAACGTGATCCCGTCCATCACGATCATCAGGACCGGCATCGAGGACGACCTTCCGAGGGTCGCCCACAAGACGCTGGACCACATCGTGCCGGCCCACGCCACGAGGCGTGCGACGGTGACGAGGCCGGACGGCCGCACGGCCGAGGGCTTCGAGAAGGTGAACGTGAAGGAGGCCGCCTGGCCGGTGAACATCTCGTACAACGTCCAGATCAAGGCGAGGACCGAGGTCGACTTCCTCAGGATGTTCCGCTGGGTCACGAGGCACCTGAGGGCCCAGGATCTGGAGTCCTGGATCACGGTGTGGGACAGCGCGAAGGTCCCGCGGAAGTACGACATCTTCCGCGAGTCGATGTCGGACATCGGCGAGTACGTGGATGTCAACGACGTGGTGAAGGCCTACGAGTTCTCCTACAGGGTGGAGGGCGAGATCGACATCGACGACCCGCAGGTGGCGCCGACGGTCCGCGACGTGCGGACGACGACGCAACCGCTGGAGGGATGACATGGCCGAGCCGCAGCATGTGTTCTGGTACTACGCGGGCAACCGGTCCGCCTCAGTCGTGATCGACGGCGAGCCGACGCTCGCGTCTCCCCACAAGTACGTCCTGGCCCCCGCGGGCCAGCCGTGGCCGAAGCCCATCGCGCACCTGTTCCGTCGCAAGACCCCCCCCAGGGAGATCATGGATGCGTTCGGAGAGGCAGCCAGGAGGACGGCCGAGTACAGAAGGATCCTCGAGGCCGACGCCGCCCGCGCCAAGCGCGAGGCGCAGAAGGCCGAGAAGGAGAGGATGGCCGCCGCCCGGAAGGGAAAGGTGGCCGGCAAGATGGAGATGGCCCAGGCCATCTCCGAGAAGGGAAAGCAGGACCCTCCCAAGGAGGGCGAGAAGACCCCAGACGAGCCGAAGCCGGACGAAAGCAGCAATCGACGCCGTGGCCGTGGAAGAGGGCGCAAGTCCAAGGAAGACGAGAATCCCGAGGGCAAGCCCAGTGAGGAAGAGACCAGCGGGGAGGAGTAGCACCCCCCGGTAGAGGGACACGGAGGCGACCATGGTGGACTTCAGGTATCCCGGCATCTACACCCAGGAGCTCAGCCGCGTCGCTCCCATCCAGGGGGTGAGCACGAGCAACTTCGGCGTGGTCGGCATGGCGGAACGCGGGCCAGAGGACGAGGCGACCCTCGTGACCTCCTTCACGCAGTTCCAGGAGCAGTTCGGCGACTTCATCTCCGACTCGCAGCTCGCCATGCAGGTCTACGCCTTCTTCGCCAACGAGGGGCGACAGGCGTACGTGGTGCGCGTCTGCCGGTCGGACGCGGTGGCGGCGTGCGGCTTCGTCATGAACGACGTGGCCGACGAGGTCGTGGAGAACGACGGAGCGGGCGGCCTGACCTGCAACTCCGCCGGCTCGGGCCTCCCGGGCCCCACGTCGGCCGACATCGTCAACACGCCGGTCAACCCGGGGAGCGTGAGCTTCACGTGGTTCGAGTCGACGACCCAGGGCGCGGTGGCGGCCCAGTTCACGGCCGGTCCGGCCCCCCTGATCGCCTTCAGCTTCCGCCTGAGCGACGGCCTCGGCGTGAACCGCGAGCGCATCGAGCGCGGCCCGATCCCGGGCTTCCTCACGTGGAACGACTCGGGCGCGGTGCTGAGGAGCGTGGACCTCCTGCCGACGGGACCGGCGGACGACGTCATGACGCTCGAGGAGACGGGTGCCCCCGGCGTCGTCATCGGGTACGTGGACGCCGAGACGGGCTGGGTCACCATCAACTGCGCCCTCTTCACGATCCCGGGCCCCGGCGACATCGGGGCGGGCAACCCCGTGGCGTCGCTGCCCTTCCAGTACGGCGTGGCCAGGACGGTCACGGACGACGGGGCGGGCGGGCTGACGGGCGACGTCGACCCCGGCGGGACGAACGTCATCGACTACGACGGGACCGGCTTCGCCGGCGTGGCGGGGGCCTACGGGTTCGCCTACGGCGACGGCGTCGGACCCCTGAGCCCCCTCCTGGGCGGCCGCGTGCTGGTGGCCTACGAGCAGCAGGACTTCCGCATGTGCGCCTCGAGCAGGGGCGCGTGGGGGAACGACCTGGAGCTGCGCGTCTTCGGGTCGGACGAGTTCTACAACACGGCCACGGGCCAGTACACGAGGGTGGACCTCGAGATCTGGTACGACGACCCCATCGAGGGGACGTGGGTCAACAAGGAGAACTTCCAGGAGATCGTCCTCGACGACCCGACGGACCCCAACTACATCGTCAGCGTCCTGAACGACACCTTCAAGGGGTCGGGCCTCCTGAGCTTCGACGCCTCGCAGGCCCAGGACGCCTTCACCCAGGGCGTCAACGGGCGGCTCCGCTCCGGCCTCCCCCTCTCGTGGGGCGAGGCCATCGGGGGCGGCGACGGGGTTTCGACGCAGTTCGAGGGGGCCGGGGCCCTCTCGACCGCGGACCCCATCATCGAGCGGACCCTCACCATCCAGTACTACGACGTCATCGGGACGCTCAGGACCATCACGGACGACGGCGAGGGGAACCTCGTCGGCGACGTGGCCCCGGCCGGGACCAACACGGTCGACTACGCCACGGGCGCCCTCGAGTTCACGACGCTCTACATCCCCGAGGCCTCTCCCCCGGGTCCCCCCGTCCCCAACCGCGACGGGCTGCTGAAGGCCCAGTACTACACGGACCCCCAGTGCGCCACCTACTGCTCCGACACCATGACGGGCGGATCGGACGGCGTGGCGGCCCTCTCCAGGACCGAGGTGAGCTCGCCGGCGCTCGAGGCCACCAACCGGGGCGTCTACGCCCTGAACGTCCCCGACGAGATGATGACCGTCGGGATCCCGGACTTCGCGGACGACCCCACCATCACCCTGGACCTCATCGCATGGGCCCAGCGGAGGATGGACAAGTTCATCGTCGCGGCGTGCCCCTACGGGGCGACGCCCACCCAGGCGAAGAACTACAAGCAGCTCACGCTGGCGAGCTACTCGTCCTACTGCGCCCTCTACTACCCCTGGCTCGGGGTGGTGGACCCGAAGACCGACCTGGAGACGTTCATGCCGCCCATCGGGTGGGCCGCGGGGGCCTACGCGAGGACGGACAACAACAAGACCGTCAGCAAGGCCCCGGCCGGAGTCGAGGACGGAGCACTCCAGCTCGCGGTGAGCCTCGAGAGGAACCTCTCCCTCGAGGAGATCGGGGTCCTCAACAAGGCGGGCGTGAACTGCCTGTACGAGAGCGCGGAGACGGGCCGGGTCATCTGGGGCGCCAGGACCCTCTCGAGGGACGACTTCCTCTACATCCAGAGGCGGCGCTTCTTCATGTTCGTGGAGAAGTCGGTCTACAAGAGCACGTGGAACTTCGTGTTCGAGACCATCTCCACGGGCCTCTTCGAGCGCGTCAAGACCCTCGTGGAGGGCTTCCTGAACGGACTCCTCAGCCTGGGGTACTTCCCCACGGGGGTCCCGAGCCTCGCATACCTCGTGGTGTGCGACGAGTCCAACAACCCGCCGAGCCTGACGGAGCAGGGGATCGTGGTGTGCGACATCTGGCTGGCCCCGTCGACGCCCGGCGAGTTCATCCTGTTCCGGTTCCAGCAGCTCGTCGTGGCCGGGACATAGGAGGGCGTCATGAGGAGCGCGAACACCGACTACTTCCACAACTTCCGCTTCCACGCGAGGGTGGAGGGCCCGGGTGGCATCGACTACCTGGACTCCAACCTCGCGGGGTTCAACACCTGCACCACGCCGGAGCTCACCGTGGAGGCCACGGAGTACCGCGAGGGCATCTGGGTCTACACGCGGAAGTTCCCCGGCCTCCCGACCGTCAGCGACATCACGCTGGGCCGAGGGGTGACGAGGCGCCAGTCGTCGTTCTACGACTGGATGATCCGGTGCATCGAGGGTGGCGAGTACCGCGCCACGCTCACGATCTACCACTACCACCGCGTCGGCAAGGAGCCGGACGAGCGGGCCCTGAGGGACGACCTCGCGTACGCCAAGAAGTACATCTGCGAGGAGTGCCTCCCGATCCGCATGAAGCCGGCAGGCGACCTCGACGCGACGGCCGCGGACGTCTCCCTCGCGGAGGTCGACGTGGCCATGGAGAGGTTCAAGATCGAGGAGCCCACGGCGCCGTACCCCATCGGATGGGAGCCCACCGCCTACCTGTCGCTGTAGCCTGAGGGAGGGCCGAGGTGGCTCGCATCAGAGTATTCGACCACCTCCAGGCCTACCCCTTCTGGCTCGTAGACCTGTCCGCAACCCTGTTCACCGGCTCGGCCTTCACGCCGATCTTCGGCTTCCAGAACTGCACCAGCCCCGAGATCGCCGTCGAGATGGCCGAGGTGCGCGAGGGCAACTGGTTCTATCCGCACCACCACATCAAGTCGGCCACCGTGAGCTCCATCACCCTCTCGAGGGGCGTCCAGTTCATCGACTCCGACTTCTACAAGTGGTTCATGAAGGCCCTCCAGGGCCAGGGCGTCGTGAAGCGGGACATCATGCTCATCCACTACTTCAGCATCTCGCCGGTGACGCTCGCGTCCCAGATCGCGGACGACGGGGCCGGGGTGCTCCTCGGGGCCCTCCCGGCGGCCGGGGCCGGCGGGGCGATGATGGCCAAGATCCTCAAGGCGATGCCGAAGGCCGCGCTCCCGAGCTTCCTGGCGACCCAAGTGGCCGGCGCTGCGATGGCCACCGCGAGCCAGTTCGTCCCGGGGCTCAACTCTCCCATCGAGTTCGCCCCCAGGTTCCCCGCGAAGGCGTGGAAGCTCAAGAAGTGCCTCCCGTCGCGCTGGAAGGCCGGCAGCGACTTCGACGCCACGTCTGGCGAGGTGTCCATCGCCGAGCTGGAGCTCGCGCCGCACAGGATCGAGGAGCTCAGTCTCGCTCCTTGATTTCCTGTGCAACCATGTGCAGTGTAGAGGGTGGGACGATGGTCGGACGAGAGATAATCGAGCACCTCAGGATGCAGCCGGACCGTGGGACGGTCTGCCGCTCGTGCGAGTCCCACGGAATCCCGATGGCCTCGAGCCTCGCCCCGGACATCGAGATCGGCTGGGTGGCAGCCACGGTCCTCCGCGAGCACACCGAGACGGGAGTCCCCGTGGCTCTCCCGGCCCCCCCCGACGGCCACGTGCGCCTCTGGATGAAGAACAGCTGGTTCAACCCGAGGGCGCTCGAGGTGGAGGTCACGGACCACCTCACCGCCGTCGTGGAGTGGCCCAGGGACTACGTCGACGTGCCCGAGGACGACGTGCTGCTGGCTGGAGGCAAGCCGGAGGCACTGGACGACCCCGCCGCCGTCCTGAGGCTCGTGGTGGCCCACAGGCTCGCCAGGCGCCCCAGGATGGTCCACCGCAGCTTCGCCGTGGAGCGGGGTCCCCTCGGGAGGAAGTTCGAGGTCTACGAGGAGTACGGATGCCCCGTGGAGGCCCTCCAGCGGTTCGCCGAGCTGCTCGAGGACCGAAGGCGCGAGGGGATCGCCACCATGGACGAGCTCTGGCTCTTGCGGGCCAACGGACTCCTCGGGCTCACGTGCAGCAAGCAGGGACAGAGGATCCTCGAGAAGATGCGGGAGGCCGTGTCGAAGGATCTCCTGAAGGCCCCCATCCCATACGACGAGTACACGAAGAAGGTCGACGATCCCTTCACGGAGGAGGAGGCCAGCGCCCTCGTGAACCTCGGAGTCCTGTGCTCGAGGTGTCCGGGAATGACGTGGGGCGAGACCGGATACGAGTACATGAGGGGGATGAGGGGTGCATAGACATGGAGGATACCCAGTTCCTGCGACTGCTGTTCTACATCCTCATCGGAGGAGCCGGCCTCATCTTGGCGGTGGTCGTCGCGGCCCTCTCGGCGAACAAGACCGTCACGAGGCTCGTCGACGAGAAGCTCGCGAGGCACTACAAGCACGAGCACGTACTCGAGAAGGACATCACGATCCGCGACAGGCTCGTGGAGTGCCGTCGCCAGTGCCCGGTCATCAACCCCCCGAAGCCAGACCCTTCGGGACGTGGAGGAGGCCATGAGTCAGGTAGGTATTCCCACCTCGGCAGGAAGTGACCACCTTCCCGACCTCGAGGACGACACCTCGAAGGTCGTCTACCCCGAGGTCATCGAGGGGGAGAAGGACGAGCAGTACGTCAGGCGGGCGGTGAACGGCCGCTGGAACTGGCTGATCCTGCTCATCGTCGCGGCCCTGTGCTTCGGGATCTTCCTGGCCGCCACGGTGTCGGCGGTGGACACGGTCTTCGCTGACGACAAGGAGCAGACGGACAAGTGAGGCGGCTCGCCTTCACGGAAAGGAGGGGTCCAGTGGCCCTCGTCTCCCTTCCCCACCCCCCGATGATCGGCTTCAAGGAGAACGAGCTCCAGGTCCGCAGGTTCCACGCCAACGAGTGGGGCGTGGAGGCCAAGGAGGAGGACGGGAGCCCCGTCGACTTCACCGGCCTCACGACCGTCAGGCTGTCGGCGTACAAGGAGCGGGAGGTCCGCGGCGACAGGGTCCACTACGTGGACGAGGTCCTCCGCCTCGACCTCGGCACCGGGATCGCCTTCGTGAACCCCCCCGGCTCCGACGGCCTCCTCACCATCTCCACCGTCAGGTCCAAGACCATCCCCCTCGCCCCCGGACTCTACTGGTACGACCTCTGGTACGAGGACGGCTCAGGCAACCACATCCTCCTCATCGACAAGGCCGAGTTCCGCGTTCTTGAGTAGTTGACAACCATACTCAGTTCCCATAATCTACTCAACATGGAAGAAGCACCCCAGCTCCCAGCCGAGACCACTCCAGTCAAGGTCGTGAACATCCCCGCCCCAGAGGTCATCTGGTCGATGGCCGTGAAGTCCCGTGACGGCGACAAGTGCGTCGTCTGCGAATCCACCGAGGAGCTTACCGTGCGGCTCCTCGATGGGTTCGACGGGATCGCCGACAAGGAGGGGCGCCTCAGGCTCGACGCCGGCGCGACGCTGTGCGCCAGGTGCAACCTGAAGGCGACGGCGGACGCCGACTTCAGGGCGAAGCTGCCGAGCTACCTCGTCTACCACAAGACGACGAGGCTCAACGTGGAGATCGACAGGGACCTGTACGCCAAGTTCCAGGCGGTGTGCAGGTACAGGGGTACGACGGTCAGCAGGGCCGTCCGCGAGTTCGTGGCCGAGCAGATGAGCGAGGTGGAAGATGGGAAGCAGTCAAGCTGACGTCGATCCGAGTCTGGCCGAGGACGCCTCGGCTCTCGAGAGGACGGAGGAGCCGTTCGTCATCCCTGGCACGCTGAAGCCGGGGCAGGACATCGGCCTCTTCAACCGCGAGTTCAGGATCCCCCGCGTGGTCGACGCGAAGTCGGCCGTGGGGGTCTTCCTGCTCCCCGGCGGCGTCCTGTACGAGAACGAGCTCCAGCGCGAGATGGAGGTCATCGAGCTCGACGGCGACGACGAGGACATCCTCGTGTCGGACGCGACCGTCTACCCGCTGAGGCTCAACGCCATCCTCTCAAGGAAGATCCAGCGCATCGGACCGATCACCGACAAGGAGATGATCCGCCGCTTGGTCCCCAAGATGAGCGTGCTCGACAGGGCCACCGTCGTCGTGTGCGTGCGGCGCGTGACCCACGGGGACGTCGTCCCCAACATCGAGTTCAAGTGCAAGGCCTGCGGCAAGGACAACACGGCCAGCCCGGACCTCGCCACCATCACCCACATCAGGCCCCTGAAGCCCGAGCAGCTCGAGTGGGACTTCGTCCTCCCGAGGGCGAGCCTGAGGGCCGACCGCGAGGTGGTGTGCAAGTGGCACATCTACGACGGGGACCGCGAGCTCAGGCTGGCCAACATCTCGAAGCAGATCGGCGACAAGGACATGCTCACGTGGCGCATCATGGGCCGAGTGATGTCGATAGACGGCGAGGCCATGAGCATCACCGACGAGCACTTCAACTCCGACGGGACCATCAGGCAGGACCAGAAGCTCGTGAAGCTGTTCCGGGCGGTCAAGGGCATGAGCCAGGCCGACCGCAACGCCCTGAGGAACGAGTTCCGCCGGGTGGAGGGCGACATCGACCTCTCGGTGAAGGCGAAGTGCGCCCACACGCTCTGCCCGCGGCCCGAGAACGAGTTCATGGTGGACATCACGGACCGCAATTTTTTCTTCCCGGAGACCGCGGCGCAGAGCGGCTAGAGAACGAGATCCGCGCCTTCATGGCGTACTACAGGGTCGGCTACCGCGATGCGATGGCCGTCCCAGTTTCGAGGCGGACGCGGTGGATCCTCCTTGCCGAGGAGGCACGAAAGAAGGCCGAGCACCTAGCCGGGTCGGGCAGCGGGCATCAATCTGGAGGTTTGGGTGGACTGAGCCCACGCGCTGCTGGTAGGAGATAGGGTGTGGCCTTCGACTCTGGAGTAGGGTTCGCCTTCACGGGCAAGGACGTCAGCCTTGGCAAGACGGCCAAGGGCGCTGCGTCGTCCATCGACATGCTCGGCTCCGCCGTGGACGGCGTGGGCTCCAAGCTGGCCCAGAACGCGGAGAACGTCAAGGCCTTCCTCCAGGAGTTCAGCCAGAAGCAGATCGACAGGATCTCGTCCGGGCTCGAGTCCATCGCCGACTCCGCGTCCATCAACCAGACGTCGCTCGAGGGCATGGCGGCCGCCGCCGCGAAGACGGCGAAGCCCATCGTCGCGTCCCTCGGGCTCGTGGGCGACGAGGCCAAGAAGGCCAAGGGCCAGATCGTGGGCCTCTCCATCGGCCTGAACGTCGGGGCGGACGCCGTGGGCAACGCCGTGAAGGCGTGGAAGCTCTACGGCAAGGAGCTCCAAGCCATCGGGATCGACTCCGTGAAGACGGCCACCAAGTTCCAGGAGGTGAGCGGGGTCCAGGTCGACAAGCTCGGCGCCCAAGTCGCCGGCCTCGCCCGCTCGTGGAACCTGACTGAGCAGCAGCTCGGGGACCTCGTGCCGTGGATCCTCGAGGCGGGCAAGGCCTTCGGCTACGGGGCCCAGGCCATCCAGGGCATGGAGCAGGTGACGGGGGCCCTCGACCAGTCCCTCTCGAAAGTCCTACTCAAGGACGGTCCCGAGGCCATCATGCGCTTCACGAAGGGCATCTACGGGCTCGCCCTCGTGTCGAGCAAGACCCTCGGCATGGACTTCCCCGACGCGCTGGCCAAGTCGACGGACCTGTTCAACAAGCTCGCCGGCGACGTGAACGCCTTCCAGAAGCAGTTCCAGGGCCTCTCGACGGAGTTCGGCCCCCTCGCCGACCAGCTGGGCCTCGCCCTCGGGGACTGGCACACCGCCTTCGAGCTCGTCCAGAACGACCCCGCCGCCTTCGCCCAGCAGATGGTCCAGTTGGCCAAGCACCTCGACCCCCCGCAGCTCCAGAGGCTGAAGCTCATCCTGGGCGAGAACAGCGAGATGCTCCGCTTCCTCATCGACAACGCGGACGCCATGGACGCCAACTTCGCGGACCTGGCCGGGGTGAAGGCCGGGACGGACTCCCTGAAGAACTTCGCCAACGCTGGATTCTCCACCGGCAGGACGATGGCCGAAGTCCTCGACATGATGCGGGAAAGGGCCAAGCTCCGCTTCATGGCCATCAGCAAGTCCATGTGGAAGCCGTACATGAAGTCCCTCAGGCAGGGGTACTCGGAGTCCGTGGACTGGCTGAAGCAGCTCTCGTCGGACACGGAGCCGGGCGGAGTGGGCTTCCTCGTGAACGCGGCCGCCATGGGCATGAGGTTCGGCCTCGGCGGCTTCATCAGGGGGATGTTCCCGCCTGGCGAGGGCGACAGGGCCATGGGCATGATCGACGCCATCGGGGACTCCATCGCCGACATGCTCCCGCACCTCACCGCGCTCGGCGCACTGGGCTTCAGGCCCTCGATGCTCGCGGCCCCCTTCCAGTACGCGCTGGGGCCCCTCAAGGCCCTGACGTCGCCCCTCGCAGCCTTCAGCGGGGCCCTGGGCGGCATCCCCGGGATGGCCCTGAAGATCTTCGGCCCCCTCGGGGTCCTCACCCTGGCGGTCGGAGGCTTCACGCTCCTCTCGAGGAAGTGGAAGAAGGACGAGGAGAGCCGCATCAACGTCTTCTTCAAGAAGGAGCTCCCGATCCTCCTCCTCCGAGGGATCTCCTACGCCCTGACCGGCGAGGACCTCACGACGGCCGCCAGGAAGTCCCTCGCCAAGAGCCTGGGCGGCAAGGAGCTCTGGGGCGAGGTGGCCAAGCAGGGGGTCGAGCTGTTCGGGAAGGGCCTCGAGGTGGCCATGGAGGCCTTCACGGTCGGCACGGAGGTCCTCGGGGACGTCGCCGGCAAGCTGGCCGACGGCATCGCGGCCACCCTCGAGAAGGTCGACTGGGCCAAGTTCGGGGACGCCATCACGATGATCATGTTCCACCTCTCGAGCGCGATGGGGAAGATCGTGGCCACGACCCCGAAGATCCTCGTCGGCCTCGTGAAGGGCATCGCCACTGGCCTCACGAAGGTGGACTGGGGGGCGGCCTTCAAGGGCCTCAAGGGCGACCTCGGCAAGGGGGCCGAGGAGACCGGCGAGGCCATGCAGGCGGGCTTCGGCTTCGAGAACCTCCTCGGGGCTGGAGCCCTCGTCGGGATCCCGCTCCTGCTGAGGAAGTTCAAGAAGGTCGGAAAAGAGGGCAAGAGTATGCTCGGGGGCCTCAGGAAGGAGGCCACGAAGGGGGTGCCGCCTGAGATGGCCGGCCTTCCGAAGTGCATCCCTCCCTGCGGGCAGGCGGGCATGATCACCACGAAGGGCGGCAAGCAGATCATGGCCCCCACGATGGCCCAGAAGGGGCCGATGCCGCCGCCCCTCCCCGCGGCCGCGAAGGGATACCCGATGGGGGCGATCTCGGGGCCCGGCGCGGTGATGCAACCGATTGCAAAGGGCCCGGGCCTCTGGACCAAGATGAAGGGCGTCGGGGGGATGCAGCTCGGCCAGAAGGCCATGGGCTGGAGGGGCTTCGCGGGCATGGGAGCGATGGGCGGCGCGATGGCAGCCATCCCCGCGGCCGCCGCCATCATGGGCGGAGAGGAGCTCGGGGGGGCCGGGGCCCTGGCCACCTACGGCGGCGCGGCCGCAATGGGAGGCCTCCCGGGCGTCGGGATCGCGGCGGCGATGGTGGGAGCCTCTGGCGCGGTCAAGGAGTTCCAGGACACGTGGGGCGACGCCATGCAGGAGATCCGCGAGTCCGGGGGGGACACGGCCGACGAGATCGAGGCCACCTTCGGGACCGCGATGGCCAGCATCTCCGCGGGGGTCGACGACATGACGGGCGGCGTCACGGCGACCATCCGGGACGCGATGGCGGAGTCGTACGGTCTCAACAAGGTCACCGGGGAGCAGATCTCGACGGTCTGGCAGATGGCCTTCAACCGCGTGCGCTACGTCGTCCAGGGGGCCTTCCAGTTCTTCATGGACAACATCACCAACACGTGGAGTGAGGGCAAGAGGTACATCGGGCTCATCGGAGAGGCGGCCGCCATCACCTTCAAGGGGGTCACGGACTTCGCCAAGGCCCAGATCGAGGCCTTCTTCACCTACGGTGCCGGAGTCGCCCAGAAGGGGAAGGCGATCTTCCTGACCCTCTACGACAAGGTCCAGACGGCCGTCGAGCAGATGACGCTGTCCTCGATGACCATGTTCTCGAACGTCCTCAGCCCGTTCGTGAAGCTGCTCGGGGACATGCCGAAGGCCGCCAAGACCGCCATCGCCGCCGTCTTCCCGGAGTTCACGGCCTTCGACGCCCTCGTGACGGGCCTCGGGTCCACCATCGACAAGGAGCTCAAGAAGAAGACGATGGAGTACCAGATCGGGGCCCTCCAGCGGCAGCAGGAGATCAACATCGCCACCGCCAAGGGCAACGAGCTGATGGACGACGCAGCCTCGATCTCGGCCCAGGGGTTCGAGGGACTCAAGGACGCCGCGGGGGCGCTGAAGCCCAAGCTCGAGGACATGGTCGACACCGGCAAGAAGCTCCAGAAGTCGATGCTCGGGCTGATGGGAGGCACGCCGCTGGCCCTCATCGGGATGTTCCTCCCGGAGAAGGAGAGGGAGGCCTACTTCGAGTGGTTCGGGGCCAAGGGGACCGCGGAGCTCGGCACGGAGCTCAGGAAGGAGTGGGACAAGCTCGGCGGGAAGCTCCTCCAGCAGCAGCAGGACCAGACGAAGGTCCTCGCCGACGAGCAGGGCGCGATGTTCGACGCGGCCGCCAAGGAGGCGGAGACGACCCTCGCGGACATGGGCGCGATGCTCGGCGAGATGGGCGTCAAGAAGAAGGGGCGCCAGAAGAAGCTCATGGGGGTGGCCGAGGACGCCCTCGCGTCGATGGGAGAGGCCACGACCGCCGCCGACGCCAAGGACATCATGGCCTCGGCCATCGCGAAGGGGAAGAACGAGGCGGAGAAGCAGGCCATCGGGGCCATGCTCATGACGGCCGGCACGACCCTCTTCCAGCACGGCCTCCCCGAGGTGTCCAAGCAGGCCAAGACCATGGGGGCCATGAAGAAGCAGGGCCTCCAGATGACCGAGGCGCTCATGGAGGCCCAGCTGGACGCCACCACGGCCGCCGTGGGGAAGGCGAAGGGGGACAAGAAGAAGGCCCTCGGCAAGCAGAAGAAGGCCCTCGAGCAGCAGCTCGGGATGCTCGGCGAGGCCATCTCCCCCGTCGGTCCGGCCCCCGTCGCCCCGGGAGCTACCGTGAAGGTCGGCGGGATGGAGTTCGTGGCACCGCCGCCTCCAGGGGCTGGCGGCGGAGGCCCGACGGTCCAGCAGTACTACGGCGCCCCGAAGGCCTCCCCGAAGGCCACAGACGTGACGATCTGGGTGAAGCAGGGGATGGGCGAGAAGCCCATGGGCAAGGGCGAGCTGAAGATGATGCAGGAGTAGCATGGCGAGAAGGACTCTCAACCTCAGGCCGAACAGCAGGGCGAGGATGTCCAAGTTCCACTGGCTGTCGGACTACGAGTGGTTCGGGATGCCCGACTACCCGGACTTCCCCCCGGCCGAGGACGACGAGTACATCGAGATGCGCTTCGACACCAAGATCGACAACCTCGCCCAGGAGAAGTACGGCGACCCCCAGCTGTTCTGGGTCATCCTCATCGCCAACGACATCGACCTCTGGCCGTCCGACGTACCCATCGGGGCCGTCCTCAGGATCCCGTCCTCCAACCGCGTGGGGAGCATCCTGAAGAGGGCGAGGAGGGGGTAGATGGCCCCGCGCTTCGGACCCCCCACCCAGCCGTCGGCTCCTGACCTCACCCAGGAGCTGAACTACCTCCAGCCGGTCCTCATCGACCCGGAATTCAGGGAGCAGTACGCCGGGATCGAGGAGTCGTACGTCCTCAAGTGCAAGATCCTCGTCAACAGGCCAGACGGCATCGTCGAGGTCCCGCTGTGGCTGAACACGGGACTCGAGGACATGCCGGACCTTCCCATCGTCGAGTCCGTCAACATCGAGTGGGGGCCGTCGGTCATGGGGCGCATCAACGTCTCCATGAAGACCGACTACTTCACGGGGAAGTGGTTCCTGGACAGCGAGCTGTCGAGGTGGCGCAACGCCATCGTCGTGCAGGCCGGCTACCCGAAGTCCAACCTGTGGACCCCGGTCTTCTACGGCTACACCGAGGCCCCCCAGCCGACCCACGACCCGCTGGGATACCAGATCACGATCTCGGCCAACATCATCGGCCACCGCATCAGCCGGATGAAGTACAACATGGGCAACTTCATCAAGGGCAAGAAGACGAGGCGGGAGGTCGTCCGCGAGTTCCTGAAGTCCCAGAAGTACGACGTCTACTTCACGCTCGACCCTGTGACGGGGCGCGAGGAGGACAACGCCTGGCTGGACTCGCTGGTGGAGTCGAAGAACCTCGGGTCGGGCCGCTTCTGGCCCGAGGACCTCTCCCTCGAGGGCTTCATCGAGTGGGTGTGCCTCGAGGCGGGGATGCGCTGCGTGATGTGGCCCCACCCGGACACGGGCGAGATCTACGCCTTCAGCTTCGTGAACCGCGCCACGATCATGAGCCAGGAGGTGAGGCGCGAGCTGCGACTCTTCTCGGGGATCGACACGAGCCGTGGGATCTACCCGCTGACCAACTTCCAGTCGAACAGCCCGCAGGTGTTCATGGACGCCCTCGTGATGGGGGCCCAGGCCTCGGACATCGACCCCCTGACCAAGCAGATGGCCAAGTTCCAGGCCAAGGAGTGGGAGATCGTCGGGCCAGCCCTCGAGGAGGAGATCTACGGCATCAGGTTCGACAAGGACACGAGTGACCCCCTGCTCCACTTCGGCCTCTACACGAAGGAGGAGCTTGAGCAGCAGGAGTCCGTGGGGGACGAGGCACTCTTCGAGAAGCAGCGCCAGGTCCTCGCCCTCGCCAAGGAGTCCTTCGGGCCGCCCACCCAGCAGTCGTCCATGGCCACGGAGACGGGGCACGAGCTTCCGTGGGACCCGGGCCTCGAGGACGCGCCAGGGGGCGTCATCTTGGCGTCCCCCGTGGGGCGTGACGGGGACGAGGAGGGGCGCCTGCAGTCCCTCTACGAGGAGTCCCTGATGGTCAACGGGGGCCTCCAGGCCACCCTCCAGACGGTCGGGATGCCCGACGCCCACCCGGAGATGAAGGTGCGCGTCAGGCGCGTCGGGGACCGCTTCGACGGGGTCTACAATGTGCGGAAGGTGAACCACGAGTTCACCAGCATCTGGAACACCACGCTCGAGTCCGTGAAGCACGAGTTCTCGAAGGGATCCGGGCTGCTCCAGACGAACAGGCCTCTTCTCCCGCAGAAGGAGTTCGAGAAGCTCTACCCGGCGTACCCGGCCGAGATGGCCGCCGAGGAGGCCGACGGCTGATGCCAGACACCACGACACCATTCGGGAGGTTCTTCGAGCGGGTCAAGGCGTTCGGGCTGGAGTACTACCGCCTCTTCTACGGCCGGTACAGGGCGAAGGTGGTGGACAACGACGACGAGGAGGGCCTCGGGCGCATCAAGGTCCAGATCCCCGCCATCGGCCACCAGGAGGGCGACTGGATCCTGGCCTACCCCAAGTTCCCGACGCCGTGCGGGAAGGTCGGAGATGACGGCTACTACGGGATGTACGTCCCGCCGCCAGACGTGGACGAGATGGTGTGGGTCGAGTTCGAGGTGGGCCGGACGAAGCACGCGATCTACACGGGAGGCTGGTTCGGCAAGGGAGAGATCCCGGCCAAGGTCGCGGACGTGGCCCCGGCGGTCTGGAGCCTCTGGTCGAGGGCCCAGCACTACCTGACCTTCATCGACAAGGAGGGCGAGGAGGAGGTCGAGCTCGCCTGGAAGGCCAAGCACAAGATCACGATGGACAAGGACAAGGTGCTCATCACGACCGAGGGGGGCGTGAGCGTCGAATTGAAGGTCGACGGCACCTTTGCTATAAAGGACGAGAAGAACAACGAGGTCGTCTCAAGTACCTCTGGGATGGAGGTCAAGGCCGGGACGGCGAAGGTGGTGCTCGAGGATGGGAAGGCCGAAATCCACGCCAGCCAGTTCACCTGGGCGCCCGGCGGCTCGACCGCGGCGGCGGCCCCGATCGCACGGGGGGAGGACCTCGTGAGGGTGTGCAACGCCCTCGTCAACGTCCTCCAGAACTTCCGGGTGTCCGGGGCTGCGGGGGCCATGGTCACCGACCCGAGCATGAACGCCCAGCTCGCGCCTCTCATCCAGTCGTTCAAGAAGACGCTCGTGCCGACGTTCAAGGTGTAGGAGGGAAGGATGCCACAGCCCGGGGTCTACTACGCGGTCGGCGACCCGATGGTGCTCGGGGTCAAGACCTACCCGGAGCTCGTGGACGTCTACAAGTCCGTCCAGGACTCGGTGCGGGACATCCTGACCACCCAGGTCGGCACGAGGCGCATGAGGCCGGCGTACGGGTGCAACATCTACTCCTTCCTCTTCGAGACCAACAGCGACGCGCTCGTGGCGAGGGCGCAGATCGAGGTCAGGCGGGCGCTCGAGCTCAACGAGCCGAGGATCATCGTCGAGAGGGTCCGCGTGGGCATCACGAAGGACGCCGCCGGCGAGCCCACCGTCATCCAGCTGGATGTCGAGTACTCCATCAACCGCGAGTACCTGACGCAGACCATCACGTTCAAGAGGGAGGGAGGCTGACATGTCGTCGAGCCTGAGCAGCAACCAGGGATCAGCCGCGAACCCACCGCGCCCGAGGTCCTACCCCCTCACGGTCGACCAGCTCAACCGGACGAAGTACTTCGGCCGGGACTTCTTCACCTTCTACGACGACATGGTCTACCGCATCCAGACGGTCTTCTTCGAGACCTTCTCGAACTTCATCAACTCCGACCCGGCCATGATGATGGTCGACATGACGTGCTGGGCCATGGACCTCCTGAGCTTCTACCTCGACCGGCGGTCCACCGAGGCCTACCTCGCCACCATGCGCGAGCGCAACTCCGTGTCCATCCAGACGCGGACGGTCGGCTACAAGATGTACGGCGCGATCCCGGCCACCGTGGACCTCCGGGTGACCCTGGACGAGACGTACGCCTTCGCCGTGACGTACCCGGCCGGCTTCCAGTGGGAGGACCAGTCGGGCAACATCTGGGAGAGCGTCACGGACCTCACCTTCCTGGCCGGCGAGACCGGCCCGAAGACGGTCACCATCCGCGAGGGCGAGACCAGGACCGAGACGTTCGTGAGCGACGGGTCCATCAACCAGAGGTTCGAGCTGTCCGTCGCCGAGGACCTGGCCCTGGCGTGGGAGAGCGACACGGTCTACGTCGGGGTGACCCTCTGGACGCGCTACGACTTCATCCCGTACGAGAACGCCAACAACTACGAGGCCAACTACAACAGCAAGCCGCCGGCCATCGTCTTCGGCGACGGCATCACGGGCAACATCCCGGCGGCGGGCGACACGATCACCGTGTCGTACATCAGGAGCCGGGGGGCGTCCGGCCGCATCCTGGCCGACAGGATGGACGGGCCGCTGGCCCCCCTCGTCATCGCCGGGACGACCATCAACCAGACGGTCACCAACCTCCTCCCCTCGAGCGGCGGGGACAACGCGGAGGACCTCAGGAGGGCGAAGGCGCTCGCCCCCACGGTCTACAAGGCGAGGGACGTGAACATCATCCGCGAGGACTACATCGCCAGGGCCACAGCGTACGCCTCAAGCGCGTACGGCGCCGTGTCGATGGCCCAGGCCTACTCGCCGAGGAGCGCCGCCGGGGACGTGGAGCTGGCCACGTGCATGGACAAGATCCGCAACGGGCTGCTCTACTACACCGGCCTCATCTACACGGAGCTCGTGAAGGCGGTCGGCGACATCCAGCTCGCGGAGTCGTACCTCCTGGGCCTCGACGCCGCCCTGACGAGCGCCCTCTCGAGCATCACCACGGCCGACGGTGCCTTCACCGACATCTCCACGGAGACCACGGACATCCAGACGGCCGCGAACCTCATGGAGACCCACATCCTGGCGCTCGAGGCGGTCCTGGACGCCTCGGTGGCGGCGCTGAACATGACGGCGGGCGAGAGGGCGGCCGCCCAGGCGCAGATCGACCAGATCCGCACCAGGAAGTCGGCCATGGAGAGCTCCGCCACGACCATCGACTCCGAGGTGGTGAGCGCGAAGAACGCCCTCTCGTCGGCCACGTCGAGCATCGGGTCCGCCCAGACGGCTTCGGGGCTGGCCCAGACGAGGATCGGCAACGCCGAGGCCTACATCGTCACTGCCCAGGAGTACGTGACGCACCTGGACGACGACGTGAACGAGGGCCTGACGTGCATCTACGACCACGTGGACGACATGCTGGGCGACGACTGCTCGGCGAACCTCGTGGTGGTCCCGATCCTGTCCACGGACGCGGACGGCTTCTACACGGCTCCCACCCTGAGCCTCATCGACGCGGTCCAGTCCTACCTCGACGGGCGCAAGGAGGTCACGCAGACGGTGAACGTGGTCGACGGCAGCTTCTACCTCGTGCCGGCCGACATCACGATCACGCTCGGTGTCCTACGCGGGTACATTGGCGAGGAGATCGTGGCCATCGTCGACAGGAACATCAGGGCCATCCTGAAGAAGCGCGAGTTCGGCCTCAACCTCTACAAGTCCGAGATCCACGACCAGTGCGACGGGATCGACGGCGTGGACTACTCCAACGTCGAGATCACGGGGCCGACGACGCACCTGGACTCGAAGGGGAACCTCGTGATCGACGACAAGGAGACGATCACGCTCGGGACGCTGGCCATCGACTACGTGGTTTCCAACCCCCCGGAGTGAGGTAAGAGATGCCCGAAACCCCACGCATGAAGCTCCCCTACCCGAACAAGGACGCCACCGACTGGTTCGACCAGATGGCGACCTTCTTCAGGGCCGTGGACTCTCACACCTACGCCCACCGAGAGGACCGGAACACGGTCATGTACTCGACGGCGACCTGGAGCTGGGACGCCGGCACGGGCCTCCTCTCCTGGGACGACGCCTTCTGGGTCACGGGCGCCCAGACGGGGGGACGCTGGAAGGTGGCGGCCGGCAGCCTCACCATCCAGGACGGCTACATGATGGTCGTGGCGATCCCGCGCTACCCCCAGCAGGAGGACGTGGTCACGGACGTCCAGGCGAGGGCCGCGTGCGAGCAGACGGACGAGGGCTTCGTCGTGTGCGTCAGGAAGGGGGCCAACCTCTACTTCCGCACCGGCGTCATGGTGTCGAGCGGCTCGAGCGTCAACATCTTCAACGTCTTCGGGGGCGGGGCCCCGGCCGGGAACGTCCAGGAGCACCAACAGCACATGCACGACAACGGGATCGTGCGGTCCAGCACGTCGGGGACGGCCCTCGACGTCTCCGTCACGGACGGCGGAGGAGCGGCCGACGACACGCTGGACGTCGCGGCGATCCCGGGCGGAGACTACGCCTACGTGAACGGCAAGCAGCGGACGGAGCCGTCGGCCCCGTTCTCGTACACCAACCCGACGCCGGCGGCCAACGAGGTGCGCCTCTACCGATCCATCCTGTCGGACATCGGCGACCCCCTCATCCAGCAGAGGGCGTCGTACACGCAGCCCGCCGCGCTGGACCCGTTCCAGCTGGTGAACTGCTCGAGGGGCATCGGGGCTGGGGCGAGGAACGTCGTCTTCACCACCGTCGTGGCGGGCAGCTCGTGGGAGGTCAGGTTCGACGGGGGCCCGAGGCTCCTCGTGACCTCGACGGCCACACCGGACGGACCGGTGCGCCTCTGGAGCCAGGACGGGGTCGGCTGGATCGACCTCTACTTCGAGGCCGGCTTCGACTGGACCAAGGTGGACATCGGCGGCCCCCACACCGTCATCGTCACCTTCGCCCCTGAGATCGACGAGGGCGACGTCCTCGCCCTCGGCACGGCCGTGGTGCGCCTCGTGGGGGGCTGGGTGACCTGGGGGTACGGAACCACCAAGGAGGTCGTGGACGAGCGCCAGTGGGGCAACCTCGGCCTCCACGGGGTCAAGGACGACCTGCTCGCGTCCATCGCCGAGAGGGCGGCCGTCAACGGGCTCACCGGCGTCGTGTTCGACAGGAAGGCGGGGTGGTCCGGGCGCACGAGCGGGACCCCCGCGCCCCTGGCGGAGTGGCCAGAGCGGAACTTCGGGCTGACCTACTCGTCGCCCAACATGACCGTCCAGGGCGGCAAGCTGTTCGTGGCCGGCGAGGTGCTCGAGGTCCAGTCGGCGACGCTGGTCCTGAGCCTCACGATCCCGGGCCAGGACTACTACCTCTGGTGGGACAGGTCGGACGGGACCCTCAAGATCACGGCCGAGAGCGCCTTCCCGGCCATGTCGGACGGGACCCAGAACCCCCTCGCGTGGATCCTCGGAGGCACGGACGAGCTCCAGGACTACGTCCAGACGTGGATCGACAAGCCCACGCGGGGCGTCCCGCTGTACGTCTTCCAGCGGGGCGGCGCGGACACCCAGATCGCCGAGGACACCCTCTGCGACCTCAGGCGCAACGTCACCAAGGCCGCCCTGAAGGACCACGTCAGCGTCGGATTCAGGGCCGACTGGATGACGGCGAGCTTCCAGGCCTTCAGCAACGTGCCCGACATCAACCAGACGGAGGCGGAGTTCGGGTGCCTCGACGCCGCCTTCCGGTACATCAACGCCGTCCCGCACGAGCTCGGCGGGGGCGACTACCCCGGCTCGGGGAGGCTCGAGGGCCGCGTCGTGTCCGTGTGCGGGTACACGGAGGAGCGGAGGACCCTGGTGGTGCCCGCCGGGACGATCGTGCAAGGCTCCGGGTTCGCCACCATCGGCTTCGGACCCAACGCCAAGGCGGTGACCTTCTCGCCGACGGGGGGGTCCCCACGCGACAAGGAGGCCATGCTCTGGGTCGGGGCGACCTCGTCCCTGAGGAACCTCTACGTCGTGTGCGACACGGCCACCACGACGAGGGCCGCGGTCGCGCTCGACGGACAGGGCAACGGGGCCAGCATCTCAGGGGAGACGCGCCTCGAGGGGTGCTTCATCTACAGCTCGGGGGCCATCGGGGTCATCGGGCAGAGGATCGGAGGAGGCGCGGGGCCCTACCGGCCCCACGTCCACATCACGCGCTGCACCATCATCGCCACCGACGAGCACTCCCTCGGGGTCCCGGCGTACGGTCTGTACGGCGTCTACGACCTGGACGGCGTCCTCATCAAGGACTCGACCATCTACGGGGACGACGTGGGAATGGACGTCGGCAACGAGCTGACGACCAGTGAGATCTCGCAGAGCCTCGTGTCGGCCTACAAGATCTTCGGGGGGACCGGAGTCTCGTGGCCGACCGGGACCGGGATCAGGGCGCCCCTGGTGACCAACTTCACCATGAGGGACTCCTGGGTCAGGACCCAGCACCGGCAGGCGGTGAGCCTCGGCGGGGGTGGCAAGCCAGACGAGAACGTGCTTCTCAAGGGGTGCGTCTTCGTCGGCGACAACCTGAGCGGCAGTGGCGCGAACAAGGGCACCTTCATAAGTAGCAGGGCGGAGCCAGAGGTGATCCGGGACTGCTGGATCCAGGGCCCCACGCTGGACATCACGGAGTCGCAGTTCAACCTCGTCGGGATGGGGGGCGCCGGCGAAACCAAGTTCATCGACAACGTCTGCTACGCCCCGGGCGACGCCTTCGCGTGGGACAACGGCCTCTACATCAACGCCTCGGACGGAGAGGCCATCGTCAAGGGCAACATCATCGAGGGACCCGCGTACAACCCGGCGAACGGCGGCCTCGGCGTCGGGATCGACATCGACGGGAAGCTGGTCGTGCGCGTGGATCACAACACCGTCTACTACTGGGCGGGCATCGGGATCGACGTGGGGACGGCCTTCGGCTACGACGTCGTGGTCGAGAAGAACCACGTGGACGGCGGGGGCGCGGGCAACGGCATCCGCGCCATCGGCGAAATCCTCGGCAACGTCGTCCAGAACCTGCGGAGCTGGGGGATCGACACCTTCTCCAACAGCCACGCCAAGGACAACTTCGTCTGGAACGTCGAGCACTCCGCCCAGAGGATCGAGGGCACCTTCTTCTTCAACGAGTACGGAGCATGGGGGATCCGCTACTACGTCCGCGGAATCGAGACCGAGATCTCGGACCTCGACGTGAGCGAGAACCAGATCCGCAACGTCAGGTGCAAGGTGGAGGAGGCCGCGTCCCCGTGGCCCGACCTCTGCTGCGGGATCGGCCCGCAGAAGGACTTCTCGGACAGCAAGGCCCTCAGCATGAGGTGCCGCTTCGACCAGAACGACATCTACGTGGTGGACAGCGACAAGACGGTCATGACGAACATCGAGTGCTACGGCATCTGCCTCTCGCACCCGAGCAAGTCCATCTCCTGCGACGGCAACATCATCGAGTACGTCGGCGGGGGCACCACCTACGTGCCGGCGTGCTACGGCATCGGGGTGCTCCAAGGGCCGAACTTCTTCCTCGTCGAGATGACGTCCTTCTCGTTCTGCAACAACGAGATCATGGCGGTGACCGCAATCGACACGGCCATCGGCATCTACGCCGGGTCGGGCTCGAAGGTGACCATCAACGAGAACGACATCACGGAGGTGCTGGTCGACACGATCCTCGGGACCATGGGTGCCTACATCGCCTACCAGGACAACTCTGGGGGCATGCTGCTCCCCTTCCCCAACGACGGCATCCACGTCTGCGACAACGAAATCGGCACCGGCTCAGAGTACGCCTTCGCTGGGCTGGTCATGTACGGCATCTACATCAACCAGACCGACGTCGAGATCAACAACATCGAGGTCGTCGGAAACGAGTTCAGCTCCATCGCCAATATGGCGGCCGGGACGGTCATCAGCATCACGTCGGACGGCTCCAACCGCCTCGTGAAGGACAACCAGATGATGACGGTGGCCCCGAACCTCCCGGCCTACGGGATCAGGGTCGCCGGCTTCCTCGCCAACGGCGGGGCGCCCGTCAATGTGGAGGTGAGCGAGAACCAGGCCGACGGGGAGTTCACGGACGTCTTCATCTGGGTCTACCAGTCAGCCGTGGTCACCGTGGCGGAGAACCAGCAGGCGGGCTTCAGCGACGACGTGGCCTACGGCGACGGGATCCTCGTGCAGGAGTGCCAGAGGATCGACGTACACGACAACAACCTCCTCAACGTGACGCCGGCGCAGAACTTGGCCCTCATCCGCATCAGGGACTGCCTCAGCGGGTCGGTCCACGACAACATCCTGAGGGGACGGCTCCCGGCGGCGGCGAGGATCGACTCGCTCCGCTTCGAGGACACAGGGGCTGGGCCACTTCCCACGTGCGACGACCTCCACATCCACGACAACAAGATCTTCCCCATCAACGGCGGAGTGGCCGGTCCTCCGTACGAGATCGGCTTCTACCCGGGGGCCAACCCGGCGGCCTTCGGCACGGACATGACGATCTGGGCCAACGTCTTCGGGGCCGGGGGCGTGGCGGGGACGGAGAACTTCACGGGTAGCGCGTGGTACGTGGCCGCGCCGGCGGCCAACAACTGGGACGGAACGATCTTCAAGTAGGAGTGGCCATGAAGGTGCATGTCAAGAACGAGGAGAACAGGAAACTGACGCTCCCATGGCCATTCAAGGCTGAGATCGTGAGGGGGGGCTCGAGCATCTTCGAGTTCGAGGACTCTGGGCACCACGTGGCTCCCCTTCTCTCCATCGTCGCCCTGCTCCAGTCCAAGGGGACGGTTTCGGTGAAGGTCTTCCGGGGGGACCCCCAGAAGGAGTACAAGGTATCTGGAACGGGGGCCTTCCCGAGGCTCCAGGAGGTGTGAGATGCCGACCGTGGAGAAGGGCGACCTGACCATGCTGGGCGGACGCTACTGCGAGATGCTGGGCCCGTGGTTCGACTCCAACTTCGGGGAGTCGGCGGACGAGTCGGCCATGGTCCAGAAGGCCGCCGAGGACGGCTACGTGGACGCGGTGGTGGAGTACATCAGGACGGTCCTGCTCGAGGAGGACACCCCGGGCAGGTGCGTCCTCGCGCTCGCCAGCCTCCCGGCCACCGAGGACGACGCCTGGAAGTCCATCGTCGACGAGGCCAACGAGCCGACCCCGGACGTCCAGAAGATCCGCTCCCTGAGCTCAGGGTGGCCCCACGACAACCACTTCGCCAGGCAGGCGGTGAGCATCGCCAAGGTGGCCATCGAGACGCAGGAAGAGGCGGCGAGGCCGGGGCACTGGGTCGACTTCATCGAGGCCGCGAGGTCGGCATGACCGAGGAAAGGAAGACCATCGTGAACGGGAAGGTGAGCCTGAAGTCCGTGGCGACCATCGCGAGCCTCGTGGTCATGCTGGGTGGCGTCATCGGCTCGTACTACAAGGGCCAGCTGGACAGGGAGAGAGACTTCTACGAGTTCCGGCTGGAGCTCCAGAAGGAGCGCGACGAGGAGAGAAGCGTCGCGCAAGAGGAGCGCCTGGCCCTGATGGCCCAGATCGACGTCCTCAAGCTGTCCCTCGAGCAGCTCCGGGACTGGACGGACGACTCCTTCGGGACGGTCACCTCGGTCATGGACGACCCCGTGCGCGAGCACGAGTACACCTTCCACCCGAAGACGAAGCCAGGGGTGGGGCCACAGCCGACCACGTTCGAGATCAAGCTCGACAAGCTCCCGGACGCGCCGGAGCAGAAGGTCATGCCCACCCCAGACGATTTCGGCATGATGATGAAGAAGAAGAAGGAAATGGCCGCCGCGGGCCACTGAGGAGGACGATATGGGCTTCCAGACCAACCTGTTCTCGAACAACGCTGCGAAGATCCGCTGGGTGGAGACGTACACCTCGGACGGTCTGAACCGAAAGGCCGTCGCCGAGAGCAAGGGCATCGTCCGCGGGTTCGAGCTCGCGGCCCAGTCGCCCGCGTCCCCGACCCAGTTCCGGCTCCTCGCCGACTCCGCCAGGGGCGACAACGTGGCGGTTCTGGTCAACGCCAACGGCTTCGCCATCACGATCATAGTCGACAACGACATCGTGGTGGACATGGGGGCGGCCGGGGCCGCGGTGGGGACGTACTGGATCTGCCTCCACTACGAGTACATCGTGGGAGGGCCGCAGGACCAGCCGAGGATCGTCGTCCTCACGGCCGCGGACATGGCGGCCGCCCCGTACGTCGGGAACGTGGTCGTGCTCGGGTGGATCAACTACAACGGGGCCACCAACCTCGACCCGCACCCGGTGGCCGGGATCCCCAACCTGGGCGTGACCAACTACGGGCTCATCACGGGTGGAAGCCCGGCCTTCATGAGGGAGATCGCCCGCCAGTTCGAGAGCAAGGGCAGGATCCCGTGGCAGAGCATGATCCGCTTCGGAAGGGCCGACGAGTACATGGGCAAGGTCGCCTCGGGCTTCGCGGCCACCTTCGACTGGAAGCAGGCGCAGCCCGCGTTCCTCACGGCCGGCAAGGGGTTCATGCTCCTGTCCGAGACGGACCCCTACGAGGGGGACACCCACTTCGAGGTGGACATGCAGGGGGACGGCGGGGCCAGCCCGGACGCCTTCCTGTTCCACAAGTCCATCACGAAGGTGAAGGCGGGGGACATCATCAAGTTCTCCATGCACTACAAGGTCCCGGCAGCCGTCGGAGCCGGCCTCGGCGGCTGGAGCATCGGGATGGGGATCATGTACCTCGACAAGGACGGGAACATGATCACGGTGGGGGGGGCGGCCGCCAACCTCCTGGCGTTCGACGCCACCGGGGCCGCGACCCCGAGCTACACGTACATCGAGAACGAGGTCCACGTCATCGGCAACCGCAACATCGCGTACGCGGTGCCGTTCCTCAGGATCCTCCACTTCGACACGGCTCTCGCCCCGAAGCTGTTCTACTTCGACGACATCAGGTGCGAGCTGCTCGACGGGGATGGCCCCGAGGTGGACGAGGTCCCGGACGACGAGGAGCACGTGATGCAGCCCGTGAGGTCGTCCGTCCTGACCATCGCGGACTGGGTCTGGGACTCCATCACGCCGACGCAGGTCATCCCCATCGCGTGGGAGCTGTACGCCGAGGGGGCCACGCCGTACCCGGCGGCGGGGACGGCCGGGAGGGCGAGGACGCTCGAGATCGTCAGGAGGGCTGGCCCGGCGGGGCCGCCGTGGCCGCTCATCTCGCTGGAGACGTTCTCCGCCTTCAAGTCGGGCCTCGCGCCCACCGGGTCCGGCTCGAGGCACAGGCACGCCCTCTTCCAGCAGAACACGCCGAGGGCCTGGGCGACGCTCAGGTGGAACGGGGCCAACTTCGCCTACGCGGACCTCTACGGCTTCGACACGGCCGCCGGCATCGTACACGTGGGGCCCGGGATCTTCCTTCTCCAGTTCGACAACGACGAGGACGCCAACGAGTGGATCCAGGACGCGAACTACGCCGTGACGTTCGGGGTCCTGACGCCCCCCGCCGTCGTGGGGCCGACGCTGGACTTGATCTTCCCCTCAGCCGTCGTCAAGACGGTGGGGCCGCCGGCCACGCTGCAGATCAAGACGTGGAGGCTCGCCGCGGGACCCGCCTTCAACGAGGCCGACCCGCTCATCGTCAACACGGAAGTCATGCTTCAGGTCTTCGCGGCTGACTGATGCCCGGATTCGGACATGGGCCCTTCGGGTCTGGATACTTCGGCGAGTGGACTTGGGAGGAGGAGGTCCTCTGGAGGGACCTTCCCGAGCGCCGAAGGGCCAGGGACGTCGACCAGGGCGAGTCCTTCATGCGGAACTTCGTGGACGTCCTCACCCCGTCGGTGAGGATGCTCCGCGAGCACATCCGCGACTTCTTCTCCCTGAGGAACCCGTGGACCGTCCGCACGCGGTACAACGACCGCCACGACGTCAAGATCGTGGACATCGAGGAGCACAACGCCGACTCGACGGACCCCGACGAGAGGTGGCTGTCCATCTACATCGAGGGCGCCCCCATCGAGGAGGCCTCGAGGACGTGGGTGATCGAGTCCCAGGACACCGCCTTCAAGCAGTGGGTCGTGGAGAGGGTCTACAAGCTGGACTCCAGCCCGACGGTGACGAACGTGGACAACTGGCGCGTGGTCATCAAGGGCACCGAGGACCCCCCGACGGTCGGGACCCAGTACTGGTTCCACCCCCAGGAGCAGATCTCGCTGCTCGCGGCCGACTACGGCATCGACCTCGACCAGTACTTCGACGAGGCGCGGCAGAGGTCGCAGGTCCTGCATCACGACCAGCGGAGGATGTGGCGCGGGACCCAGAACGGCTACGAGCAGGTCGCGAAGCTCTACGGCTTCATCGTGACCCTGACGCACCTGTGGAGGGTGCGGTGCGGCTGGGAGACGACGGTGGCGGCGTGGGGGCACCCCGTCTACGAGATCCCGCTCGGCTCCGGGAAGTACTACACGCCCTACGGACCCCCCCTCAGGCCCCTGTTCGACGAGATCGCCGCCGACGTGATCCCGACCGACATCTTCTGCGACCGCCCGGAGTTCACGTCGGTCTTCCCGCTCGGACCGTTCCCGATCTCGAGCGCCACGGCCTTCACGAGCCCCTACGCTGGCTGGGAGGTCATCGTCTCCGCGCCGGCGAACGCCTTCGACGCCGTGGGGTGGCCCGGGCACTGGTACACGGCGGTCCCAGACGGCCTCGGCGGCTACTACAACTACTTCATGGAGTCCCTCCCGCACTACCTCGGGGCGGGGGCGTGGAAGCTGACGTTCTCCGGGGCCGGCGTGCCGCCCTCGGGAACCCTGTCGCTCGGGTACGACTGCCCGGTGTGGCTGGACTGCTGCTACTGCGGGACCCACAAGATCTCGGTGGAGCTGGAGTACGACCCGGCCTCCACGCTGACCGACCGAGAGAGGATCTACGTCTTCGAGAGGGTGGTGGACGAGCTCTACGACTCCAAGCCGGTGCATGTGGAGTTCGCCAGGTTCGCCCTCATCACGGGCATGGAGGCCAGCATGGCCTTCAGGGCCCTCCTCAGGAAGGGCATCTTCAGGCGCCTCGTGGCGGGCACGGGATACCTGTACGACATCGTCGAGGCCGACGTGGTCCCGACGGACGCCTACGGTCTGACGGCCACGCTGACGAAGTGAGGTGAGAGATGGCGACCGTGATCGGAGTGATGACAGAGGGGTTCGAGGAGGGCCTCTCGAAGTGGCACGCCAACGTGGCGGGGGGCTACGCCGACAGGATCGACGGCGGCGGCTTCCGCATCGGCGAGGGAGGCTGGGTCGACATCCCGCCGAAGGTCCCGAAGACGCCCGATCCGACGCTCACGGACCTCGACTGCGTGGTCAACCCGGGAAGCTATCCCGTGGACTCGCGGTACGTCTTCCCGGGAGTCGGGACGAAGGCGTTCAAGAGCATCACGTGGGTGGCCCCCAACGTCGTGCGCCTCGAGTGCGAGGTGGACTTCGGGGAGGCCAACGACGACGGCTTCGGCAACCCGCCGGAGTTCTGGGAGCTGGGCGTCTTCGACTCCGCGGGCCACATGGTCGCGTACTTCACCTTCCCGGTGGACACGAAGACCATCCTGAACCAGCTTCTCTACGAGATTGACCTCATCTTCGCGGGCGCGTAGCCCAGGGAGGGAGACATGAGCAACTACGAAGGGCCCCCAGTCATCGTCGAGCAGTCCATCGCCGCCGGCGGCCAGTTCACGGGGGCGCTCCCCACGGCACCCCCGGCGTCGCCGGACGTGGAGGGCGTGCGGATCTACCCGGAGGAGCCGGGAGCCGGCGGAGGCCGCTTCGCGTGGGGGCCACCGTTCTCGGCGGGCACGCCGGCGGTGCAGCGGGAGTACGAGTTCGGTCAGCCCAAGAGCTACAACGTCATCGAGAAGATCGTCCTCGAGATGAGCCAGCTCGGGGCTGCCACCTACACGGTGGAGATCGTGACGGCTGCCGGGAAGCGGGCCCTGTGGCTCACGGGAGGCGCGTCCACCCTCGTCATCTCCGGCACCAACACGCGGCTCTACCTCGGCCCCGACGAGCACATCGAGCTCAAGACTTCCGGGGCGTCCACGGGCAAGTGCTGGGCCAGGGTTCAGGCCCGCCGCCTGGGCGTCTACGGGATGAAGACCTCGTAGCGCCGCTTATTTGACAAAAACGCCCCGCCTGTTATAGTCCTCTGCGACGGCGACGAGCAACTGCCTCCGTTCGGCGTCGGGAGGGTCATGGGAGAACTGAGGGTAGAGGGGCCGACGCGGAACGCGACGCTGGTGATGGTCGACGGCGACCACATCGGCAACGTCATCGAGCACACCGGCAAGTACTACGAAGAGGACCTTCTACTCGCAGTCCGCTCGAGGGGACGGAAGGGGGCGTACGTCGACGTGGGGGCGCACTGCGGCAACCACACCGCCTTCTTCGCCCTCGAGTGCCCATCCACTGAAGTCGTGGCGATCGAGCCGGGCCCGATGGCCTGGGACTGCCTCCAGAAGACCATCGACGCCAACGACATCAGGGACAAGGTGCTGTCGGTCAGGTGCGCGGTCCACGACGAGCTCAGGTCCGTGGACTGGGCCTGCGCCGCCCCGGAGAACCTGGGGATGGGGTACGTGACGGAGGGCAAGCAGCTCAACGCCTTCACGCTCGACGAGATCCTCAAGGACGCGGCCAACGTGGCCGTCATCAAGATCGACTGCGAGGGCTCGGAGCTTGAGGTCCTGAGATCCGCCGTCGAGACCATCAAGAAGCACAGGCCGATCCTCGTGGTGGAGACGGCCACCGACGAGGAGAGGGCGGAGGTGCGGAGGTTTCTCCAGCCCCTCGGGTACGAGCACGGGGACCGCTACTGCGCGACCCCCACCTACATCTGGGAGCCGAGAATGACGGACAAGAAGAAGCTGGCGGTCGTGTGCGACGGAGGCGACACCTTCCTCAGACCCATCCTCGAGCTGCTCGAGGACGACTGGGAGATCCGGCGCTACGAGGGCCGGTCCTTCGTGGAGCTCGCCCAGTGGGCGGACGTGGTCTGGTTCGAGTGGTGCGAGCGCACGCTCGTGAACGCCACCACGATGGACCTCAAGGACATCGAGGCCAAGTTCGTCTGCCGCCTGCACAGCTACGAGGTCTTCGGGGACCTCCCAGACAAGGTGAACTGGGAGAAGACCGCCGGCCTCGTGTTCGTCGCCGACCACGTCAAGGACTACTTCCTCCAGAAGTTCGCCCTCTACGGTCGGTACATGCCGCCCGTCCACGTGGTCCACAACGGGGTGGACATCCAGAAGTTCAAGCCGAGGCCGAGCATGGCCAAGAAGGACCTGGGCGGGAAGCGCGTCGCCAGCGTCGGGTACATCAACCACAAGAAGAACCCGGGGCTGCTGATGCAGTGCTTCAAGGCCATCCACGACCACGACCCAGCGTACACCTTCCACGTCGCGGGGACGTTCCAGGACCCGCGGATGGAGGAGTACGTGATGTCCTTCGTCGACCGCCACGAGCTCCCGGTGAGCTTCGACGGGTGGGTCGAGGACATGCCCGCGTGGTACGCCGACAAGCAGTTCGTCATCTCGACCTCGTTCTGGGAGTCGTTCCACTACTCCATCGCGGAGGGGATGGCCTGCGGGCTCGTCCCGCTGATTCACGGCTGGACCGGCGCGAGGGACCTCTACCCCACGGAGTACGTCTACGAGACGCCCGAGGGGTGCGTGGCCATCATCAAGAAGTGGGAGCGGACCAAGGGGGCGCAGAAGCGCAAGAAGCTGGACGCCCTCAGGAAGCACGTGACGAGCCGCTACACGCTCACCAGGCAGGTCAAGGAGATCAGGAAGGTCCTGAAGGAGGCCTTCACGGCGGTCCCGGCCATGCTGGACGTCCACCAGGAGGACAAGGCCCCCACCCACGGCCTCGGGATCACCATGACGATGATTGCGAGGAACGAGGAGCTCGGGGTCGGGAGGGCCATCGACTCGTGCAAGGCCTTCTGCGAGAAGCAGCTCGTCCTCGTGGACGACAAGACCGAGGACCGGACCTTCGACGTCGCGGCGGACCACGGCGCCACCGTGGAGCCCTACACGTTCACGGACGACTTCGCGGCGGCCCGCAACCTGGCCCAGTCGATGGCGAAGACGCCGTGGGTCTTCGTGCTGGACGGCCACGAGTACCTCAAGGGGGACCTCGCCGGCCTCGCCAGGTTCATGCGGATGCACCCCGACGTGGACGGCTACGAGCTGGAGGTGGTCCTCGAGGACGGCGACCCGCACAAGGACGTGCGCCTCTACAGGAAGGACAAGTGCCGGTGGGAGAACCCCATCCACAACACGCACGAGGTCCAGGGGAAGGTCCTGTACTTCGACGGCGTCAAGGTGGTCCACGACAGGGACCACGGCCAGTCTCCCGCGTCGCGGTTCCAGCGGAGCGTCCAGCGCGACAAGCTCGTGACGAAGGTCCTGTCCAAGAAGGTGCGCGAGAACCCCAAGGACACGAGGAGCATCTTCTACCTCGCGCAGCAGCACCGCGACGCCGGCCGGTGGGACCTCGCGCTCCACTGGTACAGGCTCTACACGCTGACCGACAGCCCGAACGTCTGGCCCGAGGAGCTGTTCCAGGCCCACGTGCAGGCGGCCAGGGCGGCGATGGCGATCAGCCTCCACGAGGAGGCGCTCGAGCACGGCGCGGAGGCCGCCAAGCTGATGCCCGCACGGGCCGAGGGGTGGTGCGTCCAGGGAGACGCCCACTACGCCACGCAGGACTTCGCCAAGGCCCTGGAGTTCTACCAGAAGGCGGAGTCGTGCGAGATCCCGAAGGACGCGAGGCTGTGGGTCGACAAGGCGATCCACAAGGACGGCTGGAAGGTCCTCGACGTGATCTCCATGTGCATGTACCACCTCGGGCAGCACGGCCAGGGCATCGAGGTCATCAAGCGGATCCTGGAGCTTCCCGCCCTACCTGAGGACCAGCGTGGCCGGATCGCCAAGAACGCGGAGTTCCATCGGAAGAAGTCGTTCGGCTCCTGACCATGGCCAGGCGGTGGTCGGAGGAGGAGGAGGCCAGGGTCCGCGAGCTACGCGGGAAGATGTCCATCCCGGACGCCGCCGAGATCGTAGGCCGGTCCGAGGAGGCGCTGAAGTCCTACCTGAAGCGCAAGGGCATCGGCTGGGGGCGGTGGGCCCGGGAGTCGCCGAGGCGCGAGCGCATCGAGATGATCCGCCAGAGGCACGTGGTCGTGAGGGCGGTGGCGTTCCTCGAGCGCGTCAAGGAGTTCGGGGCGGTGGTGTCGAAGGTGGAGCTCGCCAGGAAGTCGGGGGCGAAAGCCATCATCCAGGGCGGCAGGGTCGTCGCGTGCCCCGACGAGGTCCTCCTCGACGAGGCCGCCGACAAGGCCGGCTACAGGAGGGGGCGGTCGAAGCAGCACGTCGTCTACAAGCCCAAGGGTTGACGAAAACGACGCTCCTGTTATGATCCGGGCATGGTGAGCAAGATCCTCTGGAAGGCCTCGAGGGCCATGTCGAAGGGGGCGGCCCTGCTCAGGAAGGGAGCCGGGAGGCTCCAGGACGCCCAGGCGCAGTACGAGAGGCGCAAGGACATCGCGGCCCTGAAGGGCCTCGACCTGCTCGAGCGCGTGGAGTACTTCCTGACCGGCGAGGTCACGGACCCCGACGAGGCGGACGAGGAGTGATGCAACTGGTTGCACCATGAGGAAGATCCAAGCCAAGAGGATCGCGTGCATCATGGCGTCGACGTGGCTGAGGGGGGACCTGGGCCAAGGGGCCGTCGGGGAGTCCTACTACACGGAGGAGCTGGGCCTGAGCGACGAGGACCAGCGCAAGGTCGAGGACGCCATGGACGACCTGATCTACGAGCTCGCCCGCCGCGGGGACAGGTGGGACCCGAGATGACCCGCGAGCAGCTCAGGCGGCACGTGACGTGGACGGCCTTCTGGCTCGGCGTCTGGAACGCCTGGGTGAGCCTGCAGGCGGTCTGCCTCGTGGCGTGGCTCACGGGCCACCCCAGGACCTCCGCGGGCCTCTGGTGGGCGCTGACGCCCACGTGGGGGCCCCTGGGCCTCGCGGTCGGGATCGCCGGGCTGCTGGCCCTGTGCTTCTTCCTCGTGGCCCTCGTGGTCTGGCTGTGGCGTAGGCGCCGAGGCCCCCCCGTCCAGGTCGTCGAGACGGACGACCCGCCCCCGCCAGGGACCACCACGAACTGACTTGACAAAAACGCCCAGCCTGTTATATTAAGGGTAGACGGAGGGCAATCATGGGCAAGAAGATCCGCACCTACCCAAGCTGCTGCACCTCGGCGTTCTGCGGCCGCTCGAACTGCGAGGGCTGCCCCAACAAGCCGATCCTCGACGAGTTCAAGGCGTGGGTCGAGCGCACCGGCGCCATCCAGCCCGACAAGATCTGGAGCCCCACCATCTGGGAAGCCCAGAAGGAGGAGAAGTAGATGAGCAACGACACCAAGCACGAGAAGCACGGCCTCTACCCGCGCATCCACGCGAGCGCCGTCGTGATGGTCCTGCGGCGCGAGTACGCCAAGGGCGGCTTCAGGGGTGCCAAGGAGGCCGCCGACCAGTGCATCAGCGGGCTCACGGACGAGCAGATCCTCAAGGTCGCGTCTGGCGAGGCCACCCTCGAGGGGTGCTCCCCGGACCCCATCACCTACAGGGAGCTGTAGTCATGGCGAACTGCTGCAAGATCAGGGTCCACGGCTGGGCGCCGTACGACATCGCCCGGAGGATCATGGACGGGGACAGCAACCACGCGAAGCACTTCATCGCGGAGCTGTCGGCTCCCGTCTTCGGGTTCAGGATCCACTGGACCGGCGAGGAGAAGAAGATCCCCGTCCCCGAGACGGGCGGCCAGTACTCCTACCACAAGTTCATCATCACGGGCGTCGAGGCCATGTGGATGCACAACCTCGTGGAGGTCTTCAGGGGCTGGAAGGCCGCCGGGGCCGAGTTCGAGAAGGCCCTCTTCGACGACATCGAGGCCGGCGAGGTCGGCGAGTACGACGCCCTGGCCGACATCAACAAGGCCGCCTGAGGCTTCACATCAGGCCGCACCTTTGGTAGAACTGAGGCGTGGCACCCCAGAAGCTGTACGAGCTCAGGCTGTCGAGGTTCGACGTGGCGTGGCCGCCGACGCAAGGCGGCGCGGGCCGCGTCTGGAGCCGGGACACCCTCATCATCGACGCGAACTGGGACCTGTGGATCTGCGTGACGACCGGCAACCCCGGGACGTGGAAGAAGCTGTCGGGGACGGGGGGGGCCGCCTCGTACGTTGCCGAGAACCTCACCGCCCAAGTCGATGGGCTGACCAACACCTTCACGACGGGTTCCGCTAGACACGCCGGGACCATCCGTGTATACAATAATGGTCAGGACCTGGGAACCCCAGGGGTGATCGCCACCGGAGCGGAAGTCGAGGAAATAGACCCCACCACATTCCAGCTGAGTCGAGTCCCCATCGTCGGCGAGAAACTACACGTGAGCTACTTCCTGTAGGAGGAAAACACCATGGCGATGGAGTTCTACGGACACCAGATCAAGGACGGCGAGATCGACCAGCTGCACCTGCAGTCGCCCTTCGCCCTCGTGACACAAGTACAGGCCTCGAACGTGATCAGCGCGGACCTGACGGCGCCCCCGGGTGGCGAGAGCGACGGGGACACCTACATCCCGGCCGCCACCGCGACGGGCGCGTGGGCGGGCCTGGAGAACCACCTGCTCGAGTACTCGGGTGGAAGCTGGCTCGACCACGGGACCGTGGTGACGGGATGGGCGATCCGCCTGGCGGTCTCGCCGAGCGGCGCGACCTTCTCCGGGCAGGGGAACAAGATCGCCGTGAAGACCGCCTCCGGGTGGGACTTCCGCACCCCGAGCACAGGCCTCCAGTGCGTGCAGATCTCCGACCTCGCGGCCGGCGGACTCTTCGACAAGGAGACGTACCAGTACGACGGCGTGAACACCACGTGGGTGAGCGTCGGCGAGGTCGTCCAGATCGCCAACACGGACAACGTCCTCCAGATCACGAACGGCCAGCTGACCCACTCCGTGTCAGAGGGGACGAGCACCGGCCACGCGGGCCACGTGTGGACGAACCCGAACGCCTACGGCTTCGGGATCGTGGCCGAGGACACGGCGACGGAGCCTCCGTCCCCCGTGGCCGGGTACACGTACATCGCCACGGCGGGCGGGACGTGGACCGGCTCCGTGTCGGTCAGCGCGAACGACTACGTGTACTGGGATGGGAATGGCTGGACCGTCATCGGATCGAGGACCGCGAAGGACCTCGTCGTGGTCGCCCCGTCCGGCGCGGGCGGCTCGTTCACGGGACACGACGGCGCGTTCGCCAACTGGGACGGCAGCAACTACGACTTCATCGTCCCGAGGGCCGGCGACCAGTTCGTCAACCCCGTGGCCGCCGTTCCCAACGTCTGCAAGTGGCAGGGCGTCACGTTCGTGGTCCTCGGCACGAGCTCGACGATCTCGGCGCAGGACCCGTCCGACCTCGACGGCGACGGCATCCACTGGAACGACACGATCAGGAGGCTCGAGGCCGATCTGAAGGCCAACGCAGGTCTGAACATCGACGGCGGCGAGATCGCGGTCGTGGCAGAGACCTCGGCGGGCATCAACAACCAGCCGACGGCGACGGACCAGCTGATCACGAAGTCGGCGATGGACGCCTACCTGTCTGGCCTCTCGTGGAAGGAGCCGTCGCTCGTCCTGAAGATGACGGACGACACGGCGCAGGCAGGATCTCCTCCCGCTGGCGCGTCGGCAGGCGATGCGTGGGTCGTGGCTGGAAGCTGGGGAGCGGCCAACTACCAGAACATCGCCCAGCCCCCGGCGGCGGGCGACATCGCGGAGTACGACGGGAACGGCTGGAACCTGATCCTCGCCAACTCCGGCGGCGAGCCGCCGGACGGAACCCGCGTGACCATCACGGACGGGACGGCCGGCGGATCCTTCACCGGGCAGGAAGAGGACATGGCCGTGTACGATGCCACGGGCAACTCGTGGAGCTTCGAGACGCCCGCGGATGGCGATGCCGAGATCATCTACGGTGACGACAGCGTGTACGCCGACAACGCCTACACGTGGTCTGGAACGGCGTGGGTCCAGTTCTCGAACATCCTCTACACGGCGGGCTTCGGTCTCGACCTGTCGGGCAACCAGTTCGCCTTCGACTACGAGAAGGCGAGCGCGACCAAGTCCTCCGGCACCACCTGGGACACCGGCCTCGGCGCGAACGTCGACGGGGACCAGATGATGATCTTCCGCAACGGCCAGCTCCAGGAGAAGGTGGCCGCGAGCCCCGGCGCGGGCCAGTACACGTGGAGCGCGGGCACCGCCACCTTCGGGCAGGCCTTCGACGCGCAGGGCGAGTGGTGCTACGCCTTCGGGCCGGGCGTCTAGTCTGACGCCTTCACCGGCTCCATCATCTTCTTGTCGTGGGCCTTGAGCTTGGCCTTGGGAACCAGCCTCCGCAACATCTCGATCTCCGCCTCGAGCAGCGTCTTCTCGCTCTCGAGCGCCATGGCCTCCGCCATCGACTCGTCCGTGGTGACGACGACCTTCCCGCGGAGGAAGTCGGCGAGCTCCCCGCAGGAGCGGGCGGCGATGCCCTTGAGGATGTCCGCGTTTTCGGCGGGCGGCCCCGACTCGGCCGCCAGGTAGGCCTGCAGCCTGACGATGACTTCCTTGACCACGGAGACGGTGAGGAGCTTGTGGGTTCTCTTCAGATCTGCCATGCCAGGAAGATAACAGGACCGCCGTCTTCGTCAAGCCGCACTTGACGAAAACGACCCCCCTGTTATAGTGGCCGCAACGGACAGAAGCCGAACAGGGAGGTGTCCATGCCGAAGACGAAGCAGCCCGTCGCCAAGAGGTCCGACCTGCTCTGGGTCCTCGTGTCGGAGATCGAGGTGGACGACAAGGAGAACTACACGAGGTCGAGCCGCGGGGACATCGAGGGCCTCGCCATGACCATCGCCAGCGAGGGGATCCAGAACCCCCTCCGGGCCTACAAGGAGGACGGGATCTACCACCTCCGCTCGGGCTTCAGGCGCATGGCCGCGGTGCGGTTCATCAACGACGGCGGCCTCGACGGCGCCCCGAAGATCGAGCGCGTGCCGATCATGCCGATCCCGAGGCACACCAACGAGGCGGACAGGGACCTGCTCCAGGTGCTCGAGAACGCCCACCGCGTGGACGCGAGCCCCATCGAGGAGGCGAGGGCCATCCGCAAGCTCATCGACGTCCACGGGCTCACGAGGGCGGAGGTGGCGCAGCGCCTCGGCATGGCCCCGAAGACCGTGCGGGACCGCCTGAACCTCATGCAGGCCGCCCAGCCCCTCCGCGACGCCATGCGGAAGGGCGACGTGTCGGCCTCGGCCGCCGCCGACATCGCCAGGAAGCACCCCAAGGACCCCGAGGCCCAGAAGAAGGCCCTCGAGCTGGCCAAGGGCCCGGACGGGAAGGCGACGGCGCGGTCCGCGAGGCGGGCCATCGGCTCGAGCAAGCCGCGCCAGACGACCCGCGGGGTGGTCGAGGTCAAGGAGGCCCTCGAGGCCACCGGCGCCGCCTTGGAGATGGCCCTGAAGGACGGGCGCACGGGGGCGGCTCGGGTTCTGGAGCACATCAAGCGCACCCTCGAGTGGACCCTCGGAGGCGAGGAGAAGCCATGGGAGCACTCGTCATGAGCGGCAAGGGGAAGATGACGAACAGGGAGAGGATGCTCCACCGCGCCCTGGCCCTCGTGGCCCACAAGACGCTCACCATCAGGGACAGCGTGGATCTCACTGGGAATGACGCCCCCGTCTGCACGGACATCGAGTCCGCCGTCGCAGATCTCCCGCAACGGCGCATCATGTGGCTCGCCAAACTCGTCGTCAAGAGGCGCAAGGAGCGCGAGGAGAACATCGAGAAGCGGGCGGAGGTCCTCCACGGCCAGGAGACGCTGGCCCTGAAGCTCGTGTGGCTGTGCCTCGGAGGAGGCCGGCGCGACATGCCGCCCGAGAAGCTCCCTGAGGAGATCGACGTGTCCTATCCCTTGGACTACATCTACAAGGACACGGCCAAGCTCATCGCGAACATCGTCAGCAGCAGACCTGCCCCCACAGGACCCGTGGGACCCGAGGGGTTCCAGCCGTCGGGATCTTCCTCATGGTGCAACCAGTTGCAGAAGGAGGTCGAGGAGCTGAGGGCAGAGAACGGGAGGCTACGTGCCCACTTGGGCTCGGCCCAAGAGGCACGCGAGCACATCATCCGCGACTTCGCCCTCGAGGTCGTCCAGCGCATCGCAGAGGGATCGAGGAAGTGAAGGGCTACAAGGACAAGGTCCTCCTCGCGGGGTCCATCGCGGACTGGCAGGAGCAGGTGGACGAGATGGCCGCCCGCCAAGACTCACCGGACCTCAAGGTCCAGGAGTCCTTCAGGCAGGAGTCCTACGACTTCGCCTACCACCACGCGGAGTGGCTCAAGGAGCTCGCGGAGCTCCGCAACAGCGTGCCGCGCCTCAAGGAGCTCAACGACTCGCTGCAGAGGCGCGTCCAGCAGCTCATCGAGGACAACCAGAAGCTCCGCGACAAGAAGGCGGCGCTGGCCGACGTCATCGCCGACTTGGCGATGGACCTGAAGGCGAGGGAGTAGGATGCTCGGGCACGTGGGAAGGACGATCAGGGAGAGGCTCACGGACCTGCGGTTCACGGCCGTGGGCCCCGAGAACGGGAAGTGGCGGGGCGTCATCAACCTCCACGACGAGAAGGGCCGGTTCGCCTCGCGGCTCTACCTCTCCGACGAGGAGTACGACTCGAAGGCCCAGGCGATCCGGGCCATGTCGTACTTGGTCAAGCAGGCCAGGAGGAGCAAGCGATGAGCGCGACAGGCCGGCGGGACATCCGCCTGAAGGACGACTTCTACCAGACGCCACCCTGGGCCTTCGAGTGGTTCGAGGAGATGCTCCAGCACTACGTCCCCACGAACAGAGGGCCGGCGACCATCCTCGAGCCCGGGGCCGGCTCGGGCAACCTCGTGCGGGAGCTGCACCGAGCCTTCCCCGACGCGACCATCGTGGCCGTCGAGAAGAGGCCCGAGTGCCGAGAGATGCTCTACGAGGCCGGGGCGGAGCACGTCGTCATCGGGGACCTCGAGGACCCCGCCGTGCAAGCCAACGTCGGGGGCCTCGGCCCCTACGAGCTCGTCCTGGGCAACCCGCCGTACGGTGGCGCGAAGTGGATCAGCAAGGGGGTCCAGAACCCGCACTACCAGCTGTGGCTCAGGTTCCTCAGGATCAGCCTGGGGATGACGGAGCCGTGGTCGAGGGTCGCCTTCCTCCTGAGGACCGGCGTCCTCGAGGGGGCCGACCGCAACGAGTGGATCCGCACCCACGTCCCGGACGTCCACGTGTTCCCGAAGCGGCCGAAGTTCACGGGGACCGGGTCCGACTCGGCGACCTACGCCTGGATGGTGTGGCGTGACGAGGAGAGCGACAGGGGGACCGTGATGGTCATGAGGCACCTGGGCGACATCAACAAGAAGACAGGGAGGACGGTGCGATGCCAGCCAAGATGATGGACCTCGTCCACGTCCGCGACGGGATCTACGACCTGCACAACGAGGAGGTCAGGAAGAACCGCGTGGTCAACGTCAGCCCGCCGAAGACCCCCGAGGAGGAGCTCAGGGATGCGAAGGACAGGGGCTTCGTCGACGGCTACCTCCAGGGCACGAAGGACGCCGTCAAGGTGGTCGAGCGCCAGATCGACATGGCGGACAGACGGTGAGCATACCGCGCATCAGGGCCCGCTGGCTCCTGGGCCACGGGATGGGGAACTCGAAGGTCCACGCCTCAGGCGACGGCCGCACGACCGTCTGCGGCCGCCTCATCCCGGTCAAGATCGCCCGGGTCACGGTGGACGAGCCGGCGATCTCGTGCCGGCGGTGCGTGGAGCTGCTCGAGAACCGAGAGTACAATCGCAAGACGAAGGAGAAGAGGTTGTCACCCCAGATCAAGTACAAGGGCGGCCACGGGGACTTCATCAAGCTCTACAACGACATCCAGGGCATCTGCGAGGAGTCCAAGGGCTTCGGGATCACCCCCCACATCATCGAGAAGCTGAAGGCCAAGATCAAGAACAGGCTGATGGAGGAGGTCGACAAGGACTACATCAGGGAAGGGACGGTGGAGATCGACGTGCGTCAGGACCCCCACGACCCCACCAGGCTCGTGGTGGACTTCCTGCCGGCCGGCGACGCCCTCGAGGAGACGGTCCCGAACGGCCAGCTCCCGCACTCGTCCGAGGGAGGGAACGGACCGTCGGGAAGGCACTTCGTCTTCAGGATCGAGGGGACGGGGGCCCCGGACATCCTCCTCGTGGGCCCCGACGGTCAGGGCGGCACCATCGCCGTCGGCGCGTGGATGACGCAGTCGAAGCCGTTCGTGCTGTCGCCCGAGGAGGCCGACCAGTACGGCGCCGCCTCGAGGGTCGCCATGGCGGCCTACGCCACGAGCATCGAGGAGACGGACCCGAGGCTCGCCCGCGAGCTCATGGACTGGCTGAGGGAGATAGGACTGAGGTGATGAGGAAGCTGAGGTACAAGTGGGTGGTGGACGAGCGTGACCCGGTCACGGGGCTGTGGTCCCAGATCTTCGACGGAAGCCAGCCCGAGATGAACAGGTTCCTGGCCAGGAGGCGGCTCGGGGCCGGCGACAGACCGCTGAGGCAGACCCGCCAGAGGCGCGTCCTCAAGAGGCGGTTCGTCACGAAGAGGGAGGAGGAGGCCCCGAGGTCTCCCCGCCTGTGGAGGGACTGATGGGAGCGTGCATCAGGGCGGCCACGGTCGCTGAGGGGATCGAGTGGGGCGCCAAGGCGGAGGTCGGCGTGAAGGGCGAGGAGAAGATCCTCGAGATCTACGAGCGGTACAAGCCGTGGATCGCCAAGTACAGGGGCGGGATGCCCGCGCTGAACGTGGCTGCCGGGATCGCCCACGAGAGCGGGGGCGACCCGACGTCCACCAGCGACAAGAGGATCCAGGAGTCGGGGCTGTGGTCCATCCTCGGGTCCAACGCCGAGGCCGACGACCTCGACCCGTTCGACCCCGAGGCCAACATCATCATGGGCGCCAGGCTGAGGAACAAGCGCGTCAAGAAGATCCTCTCCGACGAGCGGTACTTCTGGCTGTCCGACGACGACATGGACCCCTGGGAGTACACGAAGCTCGTCTGGACGCTCCCCGGGAGCCTCGGGATGGGCGGCTGGAGGAGGGTCATGGGGTGGGCTGGACTCGACAGGACCCCCCGGCTCGGGAGCTACAAGCGGAGGCACCCGTACCTGCACCTGAGGCGGTGGGTCAAGAAGAACGAGGAGCTCCTCCAGGCCAAGATGGACGCCGGCGAGAGGATCGGGCGCATGACCATGGCCTGCGTGGCCTGCCGAGTCGTGCGGACGTCCACGACGTGCTGGCTGAAGAAGAACAACAGCCTGGCGACGCCGGGGGCCATCAGGGTGCCGAAGATCCCCGAGGGGCTGCCGGAGTTCGACCCCGACAAGTTCGCGAAGGTGTGGGCAACGCCGAAGGGGAAGAGGCACGGGCTGTTCCCCGAGTACCTGAGGATCCCGGAGATCGACACGTACGCCGTGCGGGACGACCCGCCGCCGTACGCCATCTGAGGAGGGAGGCGTGGGGAAGACCAACATCCAGTGGACGCACCACAGCTGGAACCCGATGCACGGGTGCTCGCCGGTCGGCCCGGAGTGCGACCACTGCTACGCGAAGGCCATGGCGGCCAGGCTCAAGGGGTCCAAGGCCAAGGGCTACGAGGCTGGCTTCGGCGTGACGCTGCGTCCCGACCGCCTCGGGGAGCCGGCGAGCCTCAGGAAGCCGCAGATGGTGTTCCTGTGCTCCATGGGCGACCTCTTCCACGAGAGGGTCCCCTACACGTTCCAGAGCCTCGTCTTCGACGCCATGATGGAGGCGGACCACCACGTCTACCAAGTCCTCACGAAGAGGCCCTCGAGGATGAAGGAGTTCGTCGAGGAGTGGGTGGCGGAGCGGTTCTCCGACCAGGCCGACTGGTACAAGGTGCGCCACATCTGGCTCGGGACGAGCGTGGGAACGCGCAACGGCACCATCAGGGCCCTCGAGCTGTGCGAGGTGCCGGCGAGGTTCAGGATGCTGTCCGTGGAGCCCCTCATCGAGGAGATCGACCTCAGGCCGATCCTGAGGGCCTCGACGCCGCGCCTCATGGCCCTTCACAACGCCCACGTGGACAAGACGTGGCCCGGCGCGAGGCTCATCGAGTGGGTCATCGTGGGGGGCGAGACGGGCCCGGGGGCGAGGCCCATGAACAGCCTCTGGGCCAGGAAGATCTGGCACGACTGCAAGGGGGTGTCCGTGGACTTCTTCTTCAAGCACTGGGGGACCGGCGGCGCGGTGATCGACATCAACGAGGCCGTCGGCGGCGTCCACGAGACGCCCCAGGACATCATCGAGCACCTGAGGAGGGTGGCATGAACAGGAAGACGCAGATCGCGACGAGGATCGGGGATCTGGTGACGTACGGGCTGCTCGGCGCAGCGGTGGCCCTGTGCGCGGTGGGGGCCTTCTACGCCCACCCGGACGTGGCTCCCATGGTCGTGTCCGTCCTCGCCGGCGCGGGCTTCCTGGGGCTCCTGGTGGCCCTCATCGTCGTCAGGGCGCGGTTCAGGGCCACGTACAACTACTGGACCGACCCGAAGACCGGGGGCGTGGGGTTCCGGGGGCGCCCGTGCTGGGACAGGGAGAAGGCGGAGGTGGCGCTCGAGGCGGTCATCCGCTTCTGGGAGACCAAGTACCCGTGGGACCAGATCATCAGGGCCATCGAGGGCCTCACCGTGTACGTGAGGCCGGACCCCTGGAGCTACTTGGGAAGGCTCGTGGTCGGGCTGGCGAACCGCTCGTCCATCGCCGTGAAGTACGAGAAGGACATCACCAAGTCCGCCTTCGCGCACGAGGTGAGCCACGTGATCATCGGGAACATCGACGGCCAGTGGGACGAACAGCTCTCCCACCGGCTCATGGACAACGCGGGCCTCTCGAGGGACGCCATCGGGGCACTCGCTGAGGAGATCCGCGCAGAAGACCGCCTGGTGGACGAGGTGGAGGGAAGAGGGTAGGGCGGTGAAGGAGGACTGACATGAGGCCCCCGATCCCCAGACCGCCGGAGGACCCCTTCGACGAGAAGCCGAGGCTCAAGATCCGGTACATCAAGGACGACGGCGGCGCGGGGCCGATCGCCATCGGCGTCGTCGCCGGGCTGCTCGCCCTGGCGGCCCTCTTCAGCATGTGCTCCTGCACCACGAGCTTCGAGGACACCGACAGGGACACCGAGCTGGACACGACGGCGGAGGCGGAATCGCCCGATCTGGAGGAGGATTCGTCGGAAGACCCCGACATCGTTGAGGATGACGGCGGAGGCGCTTCGGACGCCGAGGAGGACACAGAGGAGGACACGGAGCCGGTCGATCCGTGCGACTACTACCCCACGTGGTACAGGGACATGGACATGGACGGGTGGGGCCAGAACGGGGTCACGGCGTGCCTCCCCGAGGCCCCCGAGGGGTACGTCGGGCGCGGCGGCGACTGCTGCGACCAGAGGTCCGAGGTGAACCCCGGGGCGGACGGGTGGCACGTCGACTCGTACACCTGCCCCGGCGAGTCCTGGGACTGGAACTGCGACGGCCTCGAGGAGCGGAGGTGGCCGACGGCGAGCCCGGACCCGTGCGACCCCTACTGTGGGGCCACGTGCCACACCTACGAGACCGAGGAGGAGTGCCTGTCCCACGTCTGGTGGCCGGCGGCCCCGCCGGCGTGCGGGGTGTCCGTGGCCGCCACGTCGTGCCTGTGGGAGGGGGCGTGCGGGGCCATGAGCGGGGCCCCCACCCAGACCTGCCGATGAAGCTGGGCGAGCTCGAGGCCCCCGGGATCTACCAGGGCGACTGCAGGAGCCTCTTCCACGGGCTGCCGGGCGAGTGCGTCCAGTGCGTCGTGACCAGCCCCCCGTACTGGGGCCAGAGGTCCTACGAGGGCGACCAGGGCGTGGTGTGGGGGGGAGATCCGAACTGCGAGCACGTCTGGAGGTGGAACGAGCGCAAGACGACCCCGGGCGGCACCGTCGGGGAGTCGGCCAAGGTCGGGAACACGAGGCGCGGCATCCAGAGGGCGGTCATCAGGGAGGGCTGGTGCGCGTGCGGGGCGTGGCACGGCGCCTTCGGGAACGAGCCGTTCGCGGAGCTCTACATCGAGCACACCATGGAGATCCTCGGCCACGTGTGGCGCGTCCTGAGGTCCGACGGCGTCGTCTTCTGGAACATCGGGGACAGCTCGATGCCCGACAAGAGCCTGGCGCTCATCCCGCACCGTGTGGCCCTCGAGGCCATCGGGCTGGGCTGGAAGGTCCGCTCAGACATCATCTGGGCCAAGGGCGCGAGCTTCGGGGGGTTCGTCGGCAACGCCATGCCGGAGTCGGTCACGGACAGGCCCACGAGGGCCCACGAGCACGTCCTCATGCTCACGAAGTCGGGGAAGTACTACTGGGACAAGGATGCG